AGTCGGTTTTTATGACCGGCTTTTTATTATATAATATAATTAATATATATGTGTGTGATGTGGTATATATTAATTCATACAGTTATTGTTATATATATCCAATAATCCATATATTGACAAAATAAGTATATTTGATTATTATTAATTTAATTAAATTAATAAGCGGATGCCGGATTGCTCGTATTACTTGGAATTGCTCCAGGTGGTGCGGGCTTTTTTATTTTATGATTTTGAGGTGCTAAAATGGAAAAAATTAAGGGAAATATAACTAAACATTTGATTGCTGATTTTGGCACTTTCCAACTTTACCGGGAGGACTTCGAGAGGGCTATAAATCAGGCTTGTCAGGAATTACAAATTGACGATTTGAAAAGCGAGGGCCAAAGGCCTTGGAAGGCTGTTTGTAAAAGAGTCGGTGAAATTATATTTAATGACAATAGTATTTTAAAGGATAAGCAGTTATATGATAATACATGTATGTTAACCAACTACAATAGATATAATTATAATATATTAAATAATATATGTGATGAATATATATATATTAGTGATGTATATAATAAACTGTGTAGTACTGTAGCATTTAGTAATTGGTGTAATATTGATTGTGGCGTTATAGATAATTGGAGGTTGAATAAAGAGTCAAGCCCTAAAAGTTATGAGATTTGGCAAAAATTGCAAGGAATTCGTAAAGATTGTATCAAAGATAGAGCATACGACAATAAATCCCCTGTCGGTGCTATGTTCGTTGGCAATAATGAGTTTGGCATGAATCAACCGGGAGTTGGCTACGAGGCCACACAAGCGCGCGCGTTAAGTGCGAATGAATTGCCACAGTTAGGCGGTGCAAATAGTCAGAATATTAAAGCATTATCGGGTAACAATATGGTTGATAATGCCAAGTAATTGTATATACAACAAATACAATTCTAATCCCTTGATTTACAAGGCTTTGAGGGCTATCGAATTATTACAACTATGCAGAAAACAGTTGTTTAGCGAAGAGTTGAAAGCATAGAAGTTAATTGTATATGCAATAGATACAATTTAAAATGCTTGATGTTTGAGAGCTGAGCAGCGCACGTATTGGGTGCTCTGGGGGTGTATATGAAAAGCGACAAACCGCCCCACTTAGCCCCCAAAATATCCGCCAAAACAAAAAGGCTCTTACCCATACCTTAACCTCACCAAGCAGTATTTATTATTATAACATAAGTTATATATTAATTAAACAACATACACAATAATAATATATATATATACAACTATGATTAAATATTAGTTATATATAATATATAACAGTAAAGGAGCTAGCAGCGATGAAATTATGGTAAATCACCCTAGCCACTATAACTTGCCTAATCGTAAAGAGTGCATTGATGAAATGATTGACATTTACGGGCTTAAGGATGTGGCAAAATGGTGTGAGATTACTGCATACAAGTATAAATATCGTGCCGGGCATAAAGGTTCTGCAACTGAGGATATGAGCAAGGCAGCATGGTACACAGTTAAGGCTTGCGAGCTTAAGTCTAAGCGCAGATGGAAGATTTTCGACAAGATTGTTTATAAATTCATGCCAATGTTTCTTAAGGGCCTGTATACATGGATAATTTTATTTTGTATGTTTTACGGAATACTCTTTTCTGACCGATGCTCAATGGTTGTCTCAATAGTGTTTTTAGTTCTTGCGTGCATAGCTGAGTCGGTATTGAAAGAAAATGAAGATAATTAGATTTTGAGGTGTAAATCATGTTTGTACTAAAAATTGCAACAACAGTATGGCTGGCATTAATTGCGTTGGGAATGACAAGTGCTACCTTAAACGAAAAAGAGACAGTTACCACAAGGCTCATTGGCATTGCTATAATGTTCGGTCAGATACTTGCCATAGCATTCATGTGGCAGTAAATATAGGGCATTCGCCAAGCGGTAAGGCACGGGATTTTGATTCCCGCATACGTTGGTTCAAATCCAACATGCCCTGTTCGGGGTTTACTTGGTTCCCCGACATTGGACTTAGTAGTTCCTTTCGTCCTCATAGCGGAAAGCTGTTAAGAGCCGTCACAAGGCTCGTGAGGGTTTAATCGTGTATAATCCCACAATGCACGAGCGTGAAAACCAACCTGTCGTAAAGACATCTGTAATAGGCAGAGTAGACATATATACCCCCTTTAATTAATTGTTAAACTAGGGCAACTCAAATTAGTGAGTCTTAGGTGAGGTGCAAATCCTCACATGTCCTTTGCTGTAGGTTTTGTTAGTTCTTTTCCTACAGCACATACAAATTTATATCTCCGGAGGGTGTTGCCGCTCCTTAGACTTCACCCTCATTATCGGCATGTAGCTCAGTGGTAGAGCAGTCGGCTATTAGCTGATTTGTCGTGGGTTCGATTCCCAACCTTGCCGATTAAACAGAGTAAGCATTGGTGTAGAATGGTGGTTCGAGTCCACCTGTGAGCATAACTCTAGCGAAAAAGGTACTCACCGCTTCTTTCCTAATGTTCTTGGCGATACAAAGAAAATTCGGGGTGAACGGCAACGATTGGTGGTGTTGCAGCAGACTGTAAATCTGTTCCCACGTGGTAAACAATAGAGGTTCGATTCCTCTTTCACCCATTTCACTCAACTCCCTAAAAACGCTGTTTGGCAGGTGCGTGGTAGACAGTCGTAATGGATGGGTTGTTTAAGAAATCGCACCATCAAGATGCAGTGTTCCCATAATGGTATTGGAACGGCTTGCTAAGCCGCCGGGCGTTTATTCGCCTTGTAGGTTCGAATCCTACACACTGCGTTGGTCGGTGTATGCTGACTGTTGATGTGTATACAAAAGGGTAAGTAGCGAATGGTCAGGAGACAGGCATATGGATTAAAAACATTTGGGTTATGCCTATGGGTTCGATTCCCTCCAACGTAAAGAGTGCACGCTTTATGTGTGGTTCAAATCCACACCACATCAATCATAAGTCGGTTTAGTGTGAGCTGCTATATCTTGAATAGCGGTTGCGTAACGCTGACGGAGGCCTGCAATATAGCAGTTTCGGAAAAATAAAAGAAAACACACAAAAACAAGTTGCTAGTAGGTACGCGCGACTGAAAGCAATGGGGTGAGACACTTCAAAATTCTGTAATGTGTTTTGGTTGCCTTTTGATGGAGTGTATCTTGCCTTTTCGGATAGTAGTTCAGTTGGAAGAACAACCACTGCAATAGCAGTAATTGAGGGAGTCACAGGTTCGAGTCCTGTCTATCCGATTACAACAAACTAGGTTAGCTACCGAAAAGCAGAACTGTGACTGCCTGTTTGTTGTTTTAAATTGTTCACAGACGTTAAGCACAAGTGGAGTGCTGTTATCTTTCACAGGAGGTAAACAAAATGGCAAAAATTAAAAATGAAAATTTTATAGCAATTCAAGGGTTTATGGTAAAGGAATTAGAGCTTACAGGAAATGAATTAATTGCCTATGCACTAGTGTATGGCTTTTCACAAGACGATGAGAGCGAATTTAAGGGAAGTCTAAATTATGTTGCAGAGTGGTTGAATTGTTCAAGAACCACAGCCTTTAATCTTCTTAACAAATTAGCTGATGATGGTTTCATTAAAAAGACGGAGAAAACTATCAACGGAGTAAAATTTTGCAATTATAGTGCAGTCAAACCCGATGATGAGGAATTGAAAAAAATAAAATTAAGAAAGCAAATCCGAAAGGAAAAAGAAAAAACTGAACGGAGTTCAAAAAAATTGAACACCTGTTCAAAAAATTATAATGGGTGTTCAAAAAAGTTGAACGAGGGTGTTCAAAAAGTTGATACTCATAATAATAATATAGATAATATAAAAGATAATATAAGTGAAACTATAGGAGAGGTACATACATCAACTAACATTGATGGAGAGGTACATACATCTGTTTCCGAGAAACAGACGGCAAGAGTCACTCGACAGGATATGCAAGCAAAGAAAGATGATATGCTCAATAGATTTTCTGAAATCTGTGACAACAGTATTGAAAACAAGACAGTAGGAGAAGTAGTCAAAAACGCATTCCGCAGATACATGAACCTGTACGAAACATATTTTGCCAAGGTTCACCCAATCTTGACTGATAAGACCCTGACTAATGTATGTCTGTCGCTTTCTAATGTGACCGATACGGAGCATAATCACTTTGAGCGGACAGATGTTTACCTAGCAGATGAAACAGGGCTTACTGGGCTTGATAGAATGGTTAACGAGCATTTCAGACGAACACATAGAAGAGAGACTAATTACTCGATAACACATTTTGCTAAAAACGACTATCTGCTACAGTTGGCTCAAGGCATTATAGAGTATTAAACGGAGGTATAAATATGGCAAAAGGAGTTAAGACACGAAATATCGACTCATTCCGAGAGGGATTGATGGAATACGCATATGGCAGATGTTCACAGGCGGAAGCTGCAAAAATAGCCGGTATGTGCGTGCCAACATTTAGGAAGTACGCAAATATGCATTTTTTAGGTATTCCATTTCCTGACACACTGTTTAATGCAAAGAAGAAATAAAAAGTATGTGCGAGTTTTGTGATTTCGGTATTGTAAGAAAAGCAATTATAGACAAAGAGATAGATTGCGGATTTCTAGGCGGAATTAATATTTCATTGGCAATAGACAATGATTATTCTTTTGGTTCAAATAATTACGGAGATTATATTTTGGATTTCAGAACAGATAACCAAGTTTCATTATGTGCAGAGTATGATGAAGATTACATAAGCGATCGTGAGAAAATAAAGATAAATTATTGTCCTATGTGTGGCAAAAAGCTAAGAAAGGACTAAGTATGTGTGAATTTTGCGAAGATATAGCAATGAACGATGATGAATATATGAAAAAAAGATACGCTGGTGGAGATTTTATCTGCAAAGATGAAGATGGATTCGGAGTGTTGATTGACACAGGAGACAGTGGTTGCCTTGGATATATAAAAATCAATTATTGTCCTATCTGCGGTAGAAAGTTGGTGTAGCGGTGAATCTTGCAGAAGCAAAGAGTAAATATTATCCAACATACAAATATGCACTTGTTAATGTCAAAAGCAACAAACCGCATTCACTTTATGCCGATAGAAAAACAGCCGAAGAAGAAAGACGAGATTTATGGGAATATTATGGTGCTGTGCTAATTGTTGTTGATTTGTCAGAGGTGGAAAAATGAAAGAAACTATTTTATATATTTCAAAATCGGAACAGGATATACAAAGTTTTCTGAAATATCTTCAATCAAAGCTAAAAGCAGAACAAAAGGAATGCGCCCTAGATGAAAAACACAATATTTTAAAAGTACCAAAATATTACGATATTGTCGGAAAGAGCGTTCACGGAAATATGCTTGGTGCGGGCTATGGATACTGCAAATATTATTGCTTTTCAGAAGCGTATAGCAAAGATAAGTATAGCAATGCAGAAAATGAAAGGCTTAAAGAAATCCTTATGCACACAAGAGAGGGTGCGAGAGAAATATCAGAATTTGATATTTTATGTATGCTAGGGTTGGCTTGAAAGGCGGCGGAATGATGGTTACACAGAAAGATGTCCACAATAATATAGTTGTAAATGCAAGCGCTTGGCAGAAAAGATATTTATCATTACAATGCGGTGGAAGTGTTGAAAAGATAAAGGAAGTCGAACAGACAATGGCTAATATGATTAACGGCATTAGCAAGGCGCTTGAAAATAGCGGAACGGATTATTTGAATAAACTTGATTTGTAAGCGAGGGATTTTATGAAACATCAAAAAGAATGGCGCACTTGCGACAGGTGCGGAAAAGAGATAAAAGTAGGGCTGTTGGGTACAAACTCAATCACGAGAGATGGCGTATTGAGTACAACCTACGATTTATGCAATGAGTGCATGGAAGATTTTTGGGGGTTTATGGGAAATGAAACTGACAGTCGGAAATAGCGTATATGAAATGAAGGCAGAACAATTAAAAGCTGTTTTACATGTTGCAAGTAAACAGGTTCCGTTTGGAATTTATGCAATCAGCAAAAAAGGCATGGCTATTCTTTTGAAGGAGACCTATTCCACCAATGAGGAGCTGAAAAAGGCTGTTTCTGATTATGCAATGAAAGGATTTAAGGTTTATTATAATGAGCATGGCAGAAGTAATTAAATCAATAGAGCGTGAAGCACTTAGAGAAGCACAATCGCACGAAATAGGCGGTAGAAATGGCGAGCCTATAGATTGTTCCACCTTAGAGGATGAACCTGTTATTGAGGTAGATAACGAGGCAGACAGGCAAGTGTTGAGAAATTGTTTTAAGGAGTAAATAGAAACGAAAATGCAAATAATAGCAATGTTTGCGATAGCAGGAGCCACATTTTTATTCTTGGGTGCATATTTTCTAATTGACCATATCATAACAGGAAAAAGGCTCAAAATAAATCAAAAGGCTTGGGATGAATACAGTGCAAATATGGATTTTAATAGAAAACTTAATGAGTATTTGCCTTGGTGTAGAGAACAAAAGATAAAAAACGGATGGAAATTTTATTATTTCCCCAGAATGTAAATACAATTACCGGCCAACAAGTAGAGTTGGTCGCTACCCTAGAAAAATTATAGGCAGAGGTCTATAAGCACCTTTGCTTTTTAAAAGTGGAGGTGCTTTTCTTATGGCTAGTCAGAGCCTTATTTCCACAGTTGATAGTTACGAAAATTACATAGAGAGAAACGGAAAAGACGAGCAAGTAATTAATGCCTATGTAGATGCTTGCAGTGTAGCCATAAATGGCGAGAAAGACATTGAGTATGGACTACAACTCACTAAAAGAGCAAAAGAGCTTATAGAGGACTTCTGCACGGCTAAAACAGGTGGTACGATTTGGGATTTGGAAAAATACGCATTCGACCACAAAACCACATATGAGCTGATAAACAAAAAATATGAGGTTTTGTTACTTGAAGCTCAAAACAAAATAGTTGACAGTTATTTTCAGTACATAGAGAAAAAGCGTGAGCCTAAAGACCGATTTTATATGCCACGCAGGAAACAACTAATCAAAATCGGACTTGTGGACGCATTACAAGGCATGATTGATGATAAATACGACATATTGTGCGTGAGCCTAGTGCCTGGAGCCGGAAAGAGTACGATTGAGAAATTTTTCCATTCGGCAGTTGCCGGTTGGTTCCCAAAAGACTACAGCCTATTTTATTCACACAGTGGTGACATTACACGAATGTACTACGATGGAGTATACGACATTGTTACTAATGATGACGATTATGCATGGCATGACATTTTCCCTAATCTATCAGTTACAAGCACGAATGCCAAAATGGAACAATTTAATATTGGCAAATACAAACCTTTTCCGTCAGTACAATGTACTTCTGTCGGAAGCAAGAATGCCGGAAAAGTCCGTGCAAGTAAATTTTTGCTAGTTGATGATATGATAGGCGGAATTGAGGAAGCCTTAAATCCTACAATACTTGATAAGTTGTGGGATAAATACGCAGTAGACGCAAGACAGCGTAAGACACAAGATACGGACGGAAAGCCGTGTAAAGAGATACATATTGCCACTCGTTGGAGCGTACATGATGTTATCGGACGCATTCAAAATATGTATGTCGGAAATCCGAGAGTCAAAACAATATCGGTTCCTGATGTAGATCCGGTGACAGGGGAAAGCAATTTTGATTATGAGTATGGTGGCTTTACGAAAGAGTTTTTTGCCGACCAACAATTACTCATGGACGAAATCTCTTACCGGTGTTTGTATAAACAGGAACCTATCGAGCGTGAGGGCTTATTGTTTCCTGACGATAAAATCCGCAGATATTTCAATCTGCCACATGGCGAGCCGGAAATTATCACAGCTCAATGCGATACAAAAGGAAAAGGCACAGACTATTTTGTTATGCCGATACTGCAAAAATATGGCGAGGATTATTATTGCGTTGATTGCGTGTGTGATAATACGGCGGACTATGAAATGCAGTATGAAAATGCATCAAACACATTAGTTAATAATCAGGTACAAGAGTGCGAGTTTGAGCGTAATGCCGGTGGTGACAGAGTGGCTATGGAAGTTAATAAGCGAGTTGAAAATAAAGGGTGGATATGCAACATCACTGATGTACCGACAGAGACAAATAAGGAAGCACGTATTTTTCAGTGTTCTAACTGGATTTTACAACATATTATTTTCAAAGACCAATCACTTTATAAGCCCAATGAGCCTTATGGAGTAATGGTATCACTGCTGAAACGATATTCAGTAACAGGCAAAAAACAGCTTGATGATGTTCCTGATGTTTTTTCAAACTTTGCCTTAAGAATGACGCAAGGCAGTAGAATAGCAAAGGTTGAAGCAGTACACAATCCGTTCAGAGGAGGGCTTTATTAATGACAAAGGAAGTTTTATCACAGTATTCAGACTTACAAGAGGAAATCAAAGAGGTTAGAAAGAAAATTGCTAAATTGCAAGATGACCTTAAAAAGATAGAGAGTGGGGAAAGCGTGATTGACACTGTGTCAGGAGGCATGGGTGGCACACAACACTTCAAAATCGAGGGTGTACCATACCCCGAATACGGACGCAAGCGCACATTATTGTACTCAAGAATGACTACGCTACAGCTTTTACAAGATGATTTGCTCGAAAAGACAAACGATGTAGAAGAATTTATAGCAAGCCTTGATGATAGCAGAATGAGAAGAATAATTAATTTTAGATTTTTAGAAAATAAATCATGGTTGCAGACAGCATATGCGCTTGGTGGTAAAGCCACAGCAGATAGCGTAAGAATGGAGTTTGAAAGATTTTTTAAGAAAGTGTAAGTTTGTTCGTTCGGTTCGCTTAGAATGTGATAATGTGTAAGATGAAAAAAATGTAATTCGTTCATTGCGAAAATCTCTTTTAAAAATGGCGCTCACAGATTGTGGGTGCCATTTTTAGTGAAGCGAGGACAACATGGATAATCAGAATATTGTACCAACAGGAAAACGAAGTGTAATGTGCCCTCGTTGCGGAAAGCTATTAACGTGGGTAAATAAAAGCGACAAGAAACACCACAAAGTAATGTGTACGCACTACCGTAAATGGATATGGTTTTGGGCTGGCACAGGAGAATTTCAGATAAAAGAGGTTCCACAGAGAACTTCTGCAAGTGGCATGAGGTTTTATTGATGTATAGATATGCTCATAAAAACGTAAGACCTTTTTCGGCCGTCTGCCAAAATAATTACGGCAGACAAGTTATTTTCACACGTAAAAGGCAAATCACAAAAAACAACATAATCGAAGAACTGAATAAAGCACTTGTGATTCACGAGCAAAACGCTATTGAGATTGAGTATCTTGACAGATACTATCGTGGCGACCAACCGATTTTGTATCGGCAGAAAGTGAACCGCCCGGAAATCAATAACAAGATTGCTGTAAATCTTGCGTATGAGCTTGTCGAGCGTAAAACCGCAGAGATGTGCGCCGAGCCAATCCAATATGTGCTGCGTGGCACCGATAACCATAAGTCGGAAGAAATCACACAGCTTAACATCACTATGGACTCAGAAAGCAAACAGGAGTGCGATATAGACATACATCGTTGGAGAAGCATATGCGGTACCGGCTACAGATTCATCGGTAATGATGACGGACAAGGACAGTTGCTTGATGAAAGCGATTTTTACTTATCGTCTGAAAATCCAATGTATACGTTTGTAGCATACTACTCAAACGGACGTCCGGCATTCTCTTGTCAAATCGGAGAGGATGAGAACGGAGCAAATATTTATTATGTGTTCACCGATAATGAGTGGTTTGATATTCGTAACGACAAGATTTATGCAAGCGGAATAAACGGCAACAGAGCTATTCCGGTGATTGAATACCCAAACAATGCAAGACGTTTATCTGATATTGAAATGACTATTGCAATCACAGATGCTATTAACGTGCTTACATCGGACAGAATTAATGGTGTCGAGCAGTTTGTGTCTGCATGGGTGAAATTTGTTAATTGTGAGATTGATATAGATACATTCAGAAAAATGCGACAAGAGGGAGCATTAGTAGTTAAATCTAACAATGGTTCAGACAACAAGGCTGATGTTGATGTAATGACGAGCGAGCTTAATCAGACAGAGGGACAAGTGGTATTCACTGACCTTTTTGAAAGATTTTTAAGCATTCAAGGCCTTGCAAATCGTCAAGGCAATACAGGCGGTGACACCGGCTCGGCTGTAGAATTGAGAAACGGACATTATGATGCCGGACTGAGGACAGCTATTAATGAGCCTATCCTTAAGAAATCGGAGAGAATGGCACTTAGGCTTATTCTTAACAGGCTGAGAATTAATAAGGGCTTTACGCTTATGCCTAGTGATGTTGAGATACACATTAATCATAACAAGCTCGACAACATGCTTGTTAAGGCAGAAGTGCTTGAAATATTACTTAGGTGCGGTATCAATTACAAGAGAGCCGTCAAGACGATTGATATGTTTAGCGACCCTGAACAAGTCACTCTTGAAAGCGCTAAGCGTATGGAAATGCTATTCCCGGAAGAACAGCCGACAACAGCTATACCTAACAATAATAACAATGATAAGAACAATGGAAAGACAGCCGATGAATAATTGGCTGTCAATTTATTTTGGAGCTTGATATGGCAGACGAAATCCACGCACTTAATAAAAATGAAATACAAGACATAGATTATGACACATATTTTGGCGAGATGGATTTGTCCGACAAGGAAAAGGAAGATAGAAAAAAACTTGCTGAAAAGTTTGAAAAAATCTTTGTTATGCTATTTGCCTTGTTATCCGGCAAGGAAGAAACAGAGATAACAATTATCACCAAAGAATTTATTATCAGATATGAGAGCATTGCCACACAGTACTGTAAAGCAAAGAGAACACCCTCATATATTACAGACTATGCTCGGTACATTGTGAATGAGGTAGTTGACGCTACAACACAAAATACTGAAGTAGAGTATTTTACTTCACAGAAGCGAGCAAAAAATGTAGCTGCGAATGAAGCTAATGCAGTCGGCAATTACAGATTACAGACTGAAATGGTAAAACAGGGCTACAAAACAAAAGAGTGGCGCTCAAAAGAAGATTCACATGTCAGACCTACACATGCGGAGGTTGACAGAAAGAGAATTGATATTTTTGAGCCGTTTGAAGTCGGGAACTCGCTGATGATGTTTCCGAAGGACCATTCGCTTGGTGCGGAGGTAAAAGAAATAGCAGGGTGTAGATGCAGTGTTAAATATTACAAATAATGAGCAACTTGTAAGGAAACTTATAGGTTGCTTTTTATTATACAAAATTTGCAGTTGTGCGTTAAACAACAGAAAAACTCGGCGGGAGCGACCCGCGATAACAAAAGCGTGAGTTACGGAGGTAATTGAAATGACAAGAAATGATGTTTTGAAGCTTTTTCCCGATGCAACGGATGAGCAGATAACAAATCTGCTCAACAAGAGTGGTGAGGAAATGGCAAGAGAGAAAGAAAAAGCCAATCAGTACAAGGCTAAAGCCGACAAAGCTGACGAGCTACAGACACAGCTTGATGAGCTACAGGCGGGCAACATGACTGAACTTGAAAAGGCAAACAAAGCCTTAGAGACAGCCAATCAGCAGATTGCCAAGCTACAGAAAGATAACGCTGTCAGAGATTTGCGAGAGAGTGCAATGTCTGATTTTGGCATTACTGCAGAACAAGCAAAGACAGTAGTAAAAGAGGATGGCTCTTTTGATACGACATCACTTGGCAAGATTATTTCCGACATGAAAGCCAATGCGATAGCGGAGTATGAGAAAAACGCACTCAAAGATACTCCGAATCCAAGCAATGGCGGTAACAATAATGAACCCGACTCAAAGCCAGCAGATGTAGCCAATGCAGAACAAATCTCATTCGGTACAGTTGCAAGTGCTGAAAGTCAAAACAGCTATGTAATTTAAAGCAGGAGGTAGAACGATGGGAAAGCCAATCGTAAGAGACTTTACACAGGGTAAAGGAATTTTAAAATTTTTCCCTTATGAGGGTGCAGCGTGCCTTGTACCACAGACTATGGTAACAAGCGCAGACACAAACGGAATGAAGATTGTACCAGCCGGTACACCATTCCCAAGCAATGATGCAGAGTGCAAGGGTTATCTGTTACACGATGTAGATGTAACAATGGGTGACGCACCTGGAACATATGTATATCAGGGAACTATTGATTGGGAGAAAGTTAAGTCTCTTTCAATCGCAGATGAAGCTAGAACTGCAACACCTAGAGTTACTTTCTATGGTGCGCCAAAGATTGTAGCAAGTCAGGTTTAAAAGGAGGTAGAAGAACATGGCATTACCATTAGCAGAAGCATTTACAGCGAGAAGTCTCGGTGTAATGTGGGATAACTACAAAAAGACATTAGGAACTGCCCCTTATCTTGGCAGACAAAAATTCGGAACACGTAAACAGGACTCACTCGACCTTAGATTTATCAAGGGCAAGAACGGACTACCGGTATCACTCAAAGCTTCAAACTTTGATGCACAGGCAGAGTTAAGAGATGTTGGAGGCTTCTCTGACATTCAGAACTCAATGCCATTTTATCGTGAGGGATACATGGTAACGGAGAAAGAAGAACAGGAGTACGACAATTACAGAACTTCTGAGAACTCAAGCCTTGCCAATAACGTATTACGTGAAATTTCAAAGAAACCAATGATGTTAATTGAGGGTGCATTAGTTGTACCGGAGAGGCAGATTTGGCAGTTACTCGCACCTACAGATGGTGTACCAAAGGTAAAGGTTGTACTTGGCGATAAGAACTATGTCGTTGATTACACAGCCGACAATGGCGCAGAGCATAAGGAAAAGCACTTTAAGTCAATTACCGGCACAAGCGCATGGGATAAGCCTACTACATGTGCGCCACTTGATGACCTTATCACAGCTCGTAGAGACTTTGCAAAGGCTACAGGCTACTCGCTTACACGTTTCACAATGAATACAGAGACTTGGGAAATGGTGCTTAAGGCAGAGGACACAAAGAAACAGGTGCTCGGCATCACTGCTTACAATGGCGGTATCAGATTACAGCAAGGACAGGTTACTGAATACCTTAGAGGATATGGTATCGAGATTGAGGTATACGATAAGCTCTATGTTGACGAGACAGGACAGACACAGTACTTTGTACCAACAGGCATTGTATCTGCGCAGTCTGCCGGAGTATTTCTTGGCGATTACACATTCGGTAAGACTCCGGAGGAAAGAAGCGGAAGTATCACAGACGGAAACCTCTCACTTGTTGAGACCGGTGTATCTGTATACACATATGCTACAAATCATCCTATCAATACTCACTGCATCGTATCTATGATTGGATTACCTACATTCGAGGGTATGGATAGCGTTATGGTTCTCAAAGTTAAGGAGGATTAAGGCTTATGATAGCAACGCACTCTATAAAGCATGATGGAGTGTGGTATAAAGTCGGAGACGAGGTACCGGAAAGCAATAGCAATTCGGTGCCTTCTGATTTTATGAACCCACCTGAAATACCATACACAAAGACGGAAATTAACAGAATGTCAACAGCCGACCTAAAGAAGCTTGCGAGCGAAAATGGTATTGAAAATGCCACAGAAATAAATGGCGGTGACTTGAAGAAAATGTTAATTGAAAAGTTTGGATTATAAGGAGCTTGGCATGGAATACACCGCATTGGAGCAAGTCAAAATTAGACTTAAACAATTTCATATTGATACAGTCACAAATGATGATGAAACGACATCTGATGTGGTAGTGTTCGACAACAAGGAAGATAACCCACTCATTGAACAGCTCATTAGGCAAGCCACGGAAGATGTAAAAGCAAAAAGGTGTTATCCGGACACTTTCACTGATGATGATATAACTGCTGACTTAAAGCAGTTTGAGAATGTCATTATCAATCTTGCTGTCTACGACCATTCACAAGCTGGTGAGAACTACATGAGCGCATTGAGCGAGGGTGGAGTGAGTCGTACATGGAAAGACAGAGATAAGCTGTTTGTCGGAGTATTTCCTTTTGTCAAAGTGCTATAAGCAAAAGAAGATTGTGCGTTACCATTTTACTAATGTCGGTAAAGTGGTAGCAGGCGGTACACATTAAGTGGTGGTGGGCGGTGTGCCAATTACTAAAGATGAAAGGCTGTAAGATGAAAACTTTAATCTATCAGACATATATTATTGCTTTGCCAATCGTTCTGACGGCACTTTTGGGCTATATTGTTTGGCTTTTACAAGAGCAGAAAAAGCAAAAAGTAATAGACACAAAAGAAAGAAATGAGCGCATTGAAGAGGAAAAGAAGCTACGACAAGCAAACGGAAAAGGTACAATGCTACTTTTACGAGTACAGCTTATCGAATACCATGATAAGTACATGAAGCTTGGCGAAATTCCCTCGTATGCGTATCAGAATTTTTGCGAGATGTATGACGCATACCACGCACTCGGTGGTAATGGTATGGTAACCAAAATGAAAAATGAGATTGAGGAAATCCATTTAGGCAAAGGAGGTAAAAACTGATGGACTTTACACAAGTACCTACAGTAGTTGCTATTATGGTAATTACTTATTTAATCGGATATGCTTCAAAGCAGATACCACAGGTTAAAGATAATGTTATTCCTATTATCGTAGGTGTAGCCGGTGGAGTACTCGGTATTGTTGGAATGTTTGTAATTCCCGGTTATCCGGCAAACAACATCCTTGATGCAATAGCAGTTGGCATTGTGTCGGGCATGGCAAGTACCGGTGTTAATCAGATTTACAAGCAGATAAAGAAAAATGCTTGACATTAATAAGCAAGCCATGAAATACGCGCTTCAAGGTCAAACAGTCACAGTCTACGAAAAAGACGAGGACGGAAATCTAAAGTTTTACGAAACGGAGGACGGAGAGAAGATATATTACACCCATGAAGAAACAGGCTTTTCGGAGCCGGTTGATTTTTGGGCGAATATATCATTTGACGGAGGAGAAGCACAGAACAAGGAATATGGCTTTAATACGGCTGATTTTGACGCTGTTTTGCTGACAGATAAGGGAATGTACCCTTTTAAAAAAGGTGACGTTATTTGGCTTGATAGTGAGCCTACAAAGGATGCCAACGGATTAGTTGATTCAACTTCCGCAGACTTTACAATAGTAGGAGTGAAGCCCTCTCTCTACTCAGTTAAATACATGCTCAAAGCAGTTGTGAAAGAAGTGTAATTATGAAGATTGACGTTTCTCTGACAGAAAAATCTATACAAGATGCGATAGACAAGCTTGAAAGATACAAAGACCGCTTACAAGACAAGTGCATAGCGTTTGTCGGAGAGCTTGCTAGTAATGGTATAGCTGTAGCGCAAGCAAATACAGGCAATTTCGGACACTATATTACATTTAGTTACGAAATTAAAGACACAACAGACGGCTGTACAGCTATTATTCTTGCAACAGAAACAGGGCAGATACAAAGCACATGGCAGACGGCAGATGGGCTTAAGACAGTTGATGTATCGCCTTTGCTTATGGCCGAATACGGCTCAGGCTGGAGAGCTAAGCCGCACTTCAATGATGCGAGAGGCGGTCAGGGAACTTTCCCGGGGCAGACACACGCATTTGACAGTGAGGGCTGGTATTGGAGAGACGAAAGTGGAGAATTACACCATTCATACGGCATTACACCTACAATGCCGATGTATCGTGCATTTTTAAAAATGGAAAATGACATCATAGGAACGGCACGGAAATTTTTTTAGTTGAGGTGATAAAGTGGCGAGTCAAAATCAATGGGTCTACGACCTTGAAAACCTCACATACGCAATTGTAAAAACCCGATGTGAGAAAAAATTGAAAACTAAATATCCCAAGCTAAAATTCACGCAAGAGGAACAGTCGGACAGTGCAACGGCTAGTTTCCCGACAGTGCTAGTTCAAGCACTCGAACCTATTGAACAGAATGAGGATTTAGAGGGCAGAAGAACAAATACAGTGTTATTTACGGCACAAGTAACTGTTACAACGAATAAAAGCCGTTCAGAAGCTTTGAATGTGGCGCAGACAGTGGCTGATGAATACAAAGCTATGTCATTCGCATTGAAACCGGCTCCATTCGCTAGAAAAAACGGCAAATTATGGACAGCAACATTACGTGCTAGGCGGTCATTCGACTGGAACGATAGATTATAAGAGCCTTTTGGCTCTTATTTTTTTATGAAAAATTAGGAGGTAATACAAATGGCAACAGGTTTAAAAAGTAGAATTGCTTACAAGACACCAACCGCATCCGCCACAAGTGGCGATTACTGGGCTGGAACTTACAAGCTCTTACTTAGAGCAAAATCAATTCCCTCACCATTCGGCTCACAGAACATGGTAGATACTTCAACTCTTGAGGATTTAGTAGAGACACAGGAAATGGGCAGACGTTCAGCCGGTTCTATGGAAGTTGAGGGAGCTTTTGAGAAGAAGTATAAAGACGAGATGGTAACTAACGAGGGTAAGAAGCTCGACTTCATCATTCTTTATGGTACAGACGGAAAAGGTTCAGAGGGTATCTGCGCTTTTATCGGTCAGGAGTCATTCGCCCCAGGTGAGGCTTCCGATGACCACTTAACAGGAACTGCGACTGTATCAGTACAGACAGTGCCTAAGTGGATTGAGGATAACTATGATGTAGCTGTAACAGAGGATGACCAAGGCTATCCAACAGCAATCACACTCACAAAAAAAGGGTGAGCCAATCGGAAAAAGCCGTAGCGGTTGGCTATGATGATGGCACGGCTGACAGCGAACTTGAAGATACAATATAGCAAGGTAATTGAGGCAGTGTTAAAACTGCCTCTTTCCCTATATAAATTAGGGAGAAAGGGAAAGATAAAATGAAAATTAAATTAGATGGAAAAGAGTATACAGTTAAATTCGGATATGCACCGGTATATAAGAATAAAATTATCCCAAGGCTCGTAGGAATGGAGCAAAAGGGCGAGGGACTTGAAGTCATTGACAACATGCTTGGATTTTTACCGGAGTTTTTGCTCGTGGGCTTGCAAAAGTTTCACGCTGACGAATTTGGCTTTGATTTTGACGATAAAGAAGCAAAAGAGAAGCAATTAGCGAAGATGTATGATTTGCTTGACGATTATCTCGACCCAGAGAATGAAGAGGGTGGAGATATAATGTCACTCTACAACGATTTGTCGGCTGAAATGGAGAAAAACAGTTTTTTATCAAAGATGCTGGCGAGAGAGGCGCAGACAGCCAAGAAGAAACCAATCAAGAAGTAAAAGAGCTTACGTGGGAAGTATATTGTAACGAAATCCGCCCATATTGGCTTTTGGCAACTAAAGGCTATGGATTTAGCGTTGAGGACATAGATATGTCTTGTCCGGCTGATTTAGAGCCTTATTCAAAGGCTTATATGCTCGAGCAAAAAGAAGCCGACTCCAACATGTGGGCTTGGTGGGGCACATACGGACTAAGCGCAACTCTTACAGCTATCGACAGAGCTTTGAACGGCAACAAAGCAAGAGCGAAATACATTGAGAAATCATTGAATGAGCAATACTCAAAAGATAACGAGCCTAAATACAAGGAGTCTAATGAGGAAATTGCCGTTTACGAAATGAAGCAACGAATTAACGCATTAAGACAATCAGGGCTACCTGAAAGTCCTGATTAATGAGGTGAGAAAATGGCATATAAAGGAATTGACGTATCGTCATATCAAGGAAATATTGATTGGAGTAAGGTTAAGTGGGCTGGTGTACAGTTCACTATCTTAAAAATAATCCGTAGAGACCTTAATCCGGATAAAACCTTTGAGCAAAATTGGAAAGGCTGTACTGATGTAGGAATGCCAATACAAGGTGTATATAACTACTCATACGCTACAACTGTAGACAAGGCAAAGACAGACGCAAACAAGGTCATTCAGACACTTAACGGAAGAAAAACCTTTGTTTGGTTAGATGTTGAAGATAAATGCCAGCAAGGACTCGGACAGACACTTATTGATATTATCAACGCATATCAGAGTGTTATCAAGAGTGCCGGTCTTAACTTCGGTGTATACACAGGACTTAGCTTTTATAATCAGTACATTGCACCATACGCAAATCAGATTAACTGTCCGTTTTGGATTGCACGTTATCCATCCACTAAGGGAATGTCTATTGGTGATGAGCCTAATAGCGCAAAGAAGCCTGTTATCCAACATCCTCTGTACGGCTGGCAGTATTCAAGCGCATTTACTTGTAGCGGCCTGAATAACAGCACTGATGCTAACTTACTTTATATAGAGCTTGATAAGGGCGATGGAATAGAGAATAATCCGGCACCAGTAGCAACTCCGACACCAATAGCAACTCCGGTAAAGAATAACGCTTGGAAAGGCAATGAGGAGTATTACCTCGATAATGATGATGTAAGAAAATGGCAACATGCTATGAACATCGGATTTGACACAGACGAACTTAAGGAAGATGGCAGATTTGGAGTTAATTCACAGAGATTTGCTAAAAATCACAATTTGTGGAGCGGTCAGAGACATAACTGCCCGACAGCCATTAAGTGGCTGAGAAAAACTCTGCATGACAAGTACCATTTTTACAAACTTGATACTGATTACGGCAAGTGGACGGATTATCTCACTAAATGTGTCATGGTATTTCAAAAGAATAGAGGTCTTAAGCAAGATGGATATGTTGGATTGATTACAACATACTATCTGCTCAAAGACTAAATACATGAGAGCTACTTTAGGGTAGCTCTCTTTTTTATTACATACAGGGAGGTGAGAAAATGGCAGAGAGCATTGAGCTTCAAATCAAGTCGGACGCACAGCAAGCGACAAAAGCCATAGGCAATTTACAAAGTAAGTTGCAAGGACTTGGAAGTACTCTCAATTCCCTCAATGGTGCAAGCATAAGCAATTTTGCGAGTGGAATGTCACAACTTGCAACATCACTTAGAAGCGTGAGCAGTATTGACACACGTACCTTTAGCAAGATTGCGACTAACATGGAAAAGCTTGGCAACCTTGATACTGCAAGACTTGTCAGCTCGGCAAGTGCTTTAAAGAGCATGGCAACAGAATTGTCGGGCTTTGCGAGCATATCAAAGCAATCAGCAGAGATTACACAGCTAACGGCTTCAATCTCAAAGCTTGGCTCTAAATCAGCCGGGTATGCTGCGGACAACATCAGAAACCTTGGCAGTGCCTTGAAAGAGGTAATGACAACATTATCTAGCGCACCGAGAGTCAGCAACAACATTATTCAAATGACTAATGCACTTGCTAATCTGTCACAGCAAGGCTCAAAAGTCGGCTCGGCTAGTAGGTCACTTGTAACAGGCTTTTCAAACACAACTAAGTCAATTAAGCGTACAAGGAGCGGATTTAGTGGCTTGGCTTCAACTATCGGTAAGTTTTACGCAACTTATTGGTTGGTTATGCGAGCTGTAGGAAAAATAGGCAGTGCAGTTGATTTAGCAAGCCAACTAACCGAGGTTCAAAACGTAGTAGATACCACGTTTGGTGACATGGCAAGCAAAGTTGATGATTTTACAAAAACATCAATTCAAGACTTCGGAATGTCAGAGCTGACAGTTAAGCAAATATCAAGCCGTTTCCAAGCGTTAGGTACCTCTATAGGTATTTCATCAGAACAAGTGGCAAATGGTACGGCAGTGGCGAATAAAGCTCTTATGAGCCAAAATAACACGCTATACAAGACTACAGACAGTATGGCTGATATGTCACTTAATCTTACAAGGTTAGCTGGTGACATGGCTTCATTCTACGATGTAGACCAAGCTGATGTTGCAAAGAGCTTACAATCCATTTTTTCGGGAACAATAGCACCTTTGAGGAGATACGGACTTGATTTAACGCAAGCCACACTTTCAGAGTGGGCTATGAAAAACGGACTTGACGCAAATATCAAGTCAATGACACAAGCCGAAAAGGTACTCTTAAGGTACAACTATGTCATGGCAAATACACAAGCTGCGCAAGGTGATTTCGCTAAGACCGCGAACACCTGGGCTAACAGTGTAAGAGTCCTTAAGCAAGAGTTTCAAGCATGGGGCAGTATCATAGGTAGCGTAGTAATCAATGCTCTAAAACCATTTGTTCAAGCCTTAAGCAAAGTAACGCTCAAGGTTATCAGCTTTACAAGAACTGTAGCTGACGCACTCGGAGCAATCTTCGGATGGACTATCGAGATAAGCGGTCGCGGTGCCACGGCTGACGGCATGGAGGACATAGCTGACGGAGTTGGCGATATTGGCGATAATGCTGATAGTTCCAACAAGAAAGCACAAAAACTGAAAAAGACACTGCTTAGCATAGATGAGATACACGCACTTGACGATAACAGCGATAGTGGCAGTGGTGGCGGTTCAGGCAGTGGCGGTTCAGGTAGCGGTGGAGTTGGCGGTGGCGTTGATAGCTCACTGAAAAAGACCGATGGATTGATCGAAAAATATAAATCATCAATCAAAGACCTTTACTCACTCGGAAAGTACATTGGCGACACAATAGCCGACTCGCTTAATTCTATTAATTGGGATAACGTGTATCAGAGCGCATCGAACTTCGGAAAAGGACTTGCGGACTTCCTTAATGGCTTAATAAGTCCAAAATTATTTACGGCACTCGGAAAGACAATAGCTGGTTCGATAAGGACTGCCATAGTTTCCGCTTTTTCATTTACGTCAACGTTTGATTGGGGAAACCTTGGAGACAGTTTTGCTTCATTTATAAATGGCGCATTACATGAAATGTCAAGAGTAAGTGACGTTACAGGGCTGACAGGCTGGCAAGAACTTGGAAAAACAGTCAATAACATTGTCCACGGCATACGAGATGCTTTAATTCACACATTAATCAATGTTGATTGGAAAGATGCATTTAAGGGCATTTCGGAATTTATCGGAGAACTTGATATTGATACCTTTACTATTCTTATTGGCGCGTTTACATGGAAACACGGACTTAAAGAGATAACCAAAACGCTTATTACATCTGAATGGGAAAAGTACGCAACAGCTAAAGGCTTGTCAAAAACAGAACTTGCACTAAGGGGAGTTGAGGTGCTGGTTATCGTGTCGGGTATCAATTACGTGCTGGCACACATGAAAGGCTGGATTGATAAACTCAAAGAGTGGTTCAAGAGTCCAGAATCCGGATTGGGAATAAGCGACGAAGCCACAGGCTTTGACGGAAAAAAGATTAAACTTGTTACCCCTCTCGAATGGAGAATTAAGGAAATAAAGTGGAAAATCAAAGATGCTGAAAAAAGCGTAGATGATTTTTTCAAAGACTTGGGAAATTATTTCAAAAAAGGCTGGAAAACATTTAAAAAGAATATGTCTTTAAATGTTGATGATTTACAAAACGTATTAGGGCCACAGCTTTACAACGGCTTTGTTGGGATTATTAATGACATTATAGGATTGCTTAACAAGATACCCGGCGTTGAAATACCAAAATTTAAAAAGAAAACAGTTAAAGGAGTCAACGATACCGCAAAAGAAATAGGAAAGAGTGCAAGCAAAATTGATGATAGCTACAAAAACTTAAGTGCTGGTGTGAGTGGGTATTTAGGAAATATCAACACTTCACTCGATGGCACTAAAAGCAAGATGGACAGCATGGAAAGAAAAGCGAGCACAACTAGCTCTAATTCTAGGACATCTTTTTCGAACTTAAATGCCGGAGTGAGTGGCTATTTAAGTGGAGTCAATACTTCAATTGACGGAACCAAGGGTAAAATGGATAGCATGAGCAGTAAAGCAAGTGGAACAACACTTAGCACAAGCGGTTCTTTCTCAGCGTTATCATCAAATCTCTACAATTCATTAAGTGGGGTTAATGGCTCGTTGGGTAACACTAAATTTAACATGGGGTTATTTCAAGACGCTGCAGAAAATATGAGAAGAGGAACATCAAACTCGTTTTCAACGATGGCAAGTAACGCAAGCACTTACCTTGGCTCGACAGGTGGTAGTTTTAATGGACTTAAAGGAAAAGTTGATAACACGAACGGAAGTTTAAGCACGTTCAAGTGGTACACAAATCAACGTTATAGCGTTGGAATAAGTAGCTGGGGATTTAGCGGTGTTAAGAGTTCGATAGATGGCATTGTACGCTCATTGGATGCTTTATTTAAGTACAATAATAAAAGATTCAATATTACCACAGGCACAAAATACATGGGGTATCAGTCGCTACTCGACAGGGCACCACGTTATGCTAGTGGCGGTTTCATAGAAGAAGGCCCATTCTACATGAACCGAGGAGAGATGGTTGGTAAATTCTCAAATGGTAAAACAGCCGTAGCAAATAACCAACAAATCACAGAAGGAATTAAACAAGCTGTCATGGAGGGCATGGCACAAGTAATGATGAACTCTAACACTGGTGGAAACTCTGCACCACCTATCATTGAAAATGTGTTTAAGTGTGACAGCGAAACACTTTATCGCATGACACAGGTAGGCAAGGCAAAGCACGGACAACGATATATTGTAGCAAATGAATTTGGCTAAGACACTCACCCTTGCGTGGGTGTCTTTTTACGAGGTGACAATATGGCAATGATGTTAGTAGACGGAGTGGAATTACCTACTCCGTCAAGCTTTGAATGGGGCTTAATTGATGTGTCTGCAAGCGATAGTGGACGTACACAGGACGGCAAAATGCACAAGAATAGAATAGCACAGAAACGACAAATTAAATTGTCGTGGAGTGGTACTGACAAGGCTAGGACGGCAAAGATACTTCAAATGGTAAATCCGGAATATATCAGAGTAACATATCCTGACGCTATGAGCGGAACTGATGAAACACGTACATTCTATGTGGGTGACAGAACCGCACCTATCAAGATATGGACTGTTGGTAATAAGAGGTATGAGGTATTAAGCTTTCCTCTCATAGAAGAATAAGGCGGTGATTTAATGCTTAACGTATCGGCTAAATGGCAAAGGGCAGTAATGCTCGACAATAATATAAATGTAAATTGCTTTGCTGACATAGTTACGGCAAGCGGCGAAAAAATCCCTATTAGCGACAGTGAGCTGTGGGCGAACGGCTTCGAAGTCAATGACTCAACATCGAGCAATGGCACTTTCACAATCGGGGCTTTGATTGCCGGAAAACTGAAAATTAAGCTGAATAACATTTATGAAGATTACAGCAAGTATGATTTTGATAAGGCAAGCGCAACGGCATACGTTTCAAAAAGCTTTTCTGACGGCACAACCGAAAAACTAAAAATCGGTGAGTATAGAGTCAGCGAAACAAGCTATGATGGCTCACTCATAACGCTTACTTGCCTTGACAATATTAATAATTTCAATCGTGAGTACGACAGCAATTTAAGCTACCCTACGACAGCATATGAGGTAGTCAGAGACGCTTGTATTAAGTGCAATGTACCTTTTACTATGGCGAGATTTGATAACTCTGATTACGTGATTAACGAGATACCAAGCGATAATCAAAAACTCACATATGGACAGGTAATAGCTTACATCTTACAGTTGAGCGGATTGTGGGGCAAGTGCGGTCACGATGGCGAATTGCTTATCGGTTGGTATGATATGAGCCAGTTTGGGAGCCAAAATTACAATGGCGGAACTTTTAGCACAAAAACTACACCATACTCTGACGGAGATACACTGAATGGTGGAAATTTCACCGACTATTCAAGTGGAGATAGCGTTGATGGTGGAACATTTACAGAAGCGAGAAATTACCACAATATTTATACACAAAAAGGCTTGAATGTTGCGACCGATGATGTTGTTATCACTGGAGTAAAGGTCACTGTAACCTCAAAAGAGGATAAGACAAAAGATGTTAATGCTCTTGCCGGAAAAGAGGGATATGTAGTCTCAATCTCTGATAATCCGTTTATTTCGGCAGACAAGGCGCAGACAGTTGCAAATTATATCTTCAAAAAAATCGGTGGCATGAGGTTCAGACCTCTTGACGCTACACTCTTGTCAAACCCACTGATTGAGAGCGGAGATGTGGCACTTGTGACAGACCGCAAGCAGAATACCTATAGCTGTTTTATTTCCAACCGAACATTTACAGTTGGAAGCGGTACAAAAATTTCATGTGACGCTGAAAATGCTTCAAGAAATAGTGCTGATAAATTCAGTAATGAGACAAAGGCTGTCGTACAAGCTAGGAAAGTTGCACAGGCACAACTAAGTGTATATGACAAGCAAATGCAATTGCTGACACAGCTAATGTCTCAATCGCTCGGGCTTTTTAAGACTGAACAGAAGCAAGAGGATGGCTCGATTATTTACATCATGCACAATAAAGCCGACCTTAATTCGAGCAACATACAGTGGAAAATGACGGCTAATGGCATGGCTGTATCAAGTGACTATGGTAAAACGTGGAATGCTGGAATTGATAAAGACGGAAACGCTATTTTCAATATTATGTCTGCTATTGGCATTAATTTTGACTGGGCGCATGGTGGCACGCTCACTTTAGGCGGTGAGAATAACACAAACGGCAAGCAGTATGTCAAAGATGCAAACGGAAAAATTCTGATCACGCTTGACAACAAGGGCATTACGCTTGCTGATGGGGTTAATATATCGTGGAATAATATCTCTAATAAGCCAAGTATACCAAGCAAAACAAGCGATTTAACAAACGACAGCGACTATCAGGATGCTGACCAAGTTGGAGAAATAGCAAACAACGCAGTAAAAAGTACGAAAGATGAACTTGACACTCTTAAAAAGAACATCGGCTATACACAAATAGGAAGTGATTATGTTGTATCACCTAAGATAGTCGGTGCATATGGCGAATTTACAAAAGCTTTTAATGTCGATGTTGTCAATCCGCCTACAGGGCTTAATCAAAGCTTTTGGGCACAAGACGCGGAAACGGGAACAAAAATAAGCGGAAATTACAGTGGAAATGATATTGATAATAATCTTGCAGTAAACCCCGAGGGAGCAAACCTTTTTTCAAACATTGGAGGACATACTAGCGGCGTGGGTTGTGGCGGTGGCTTTGCAAGCATAAACGGTGAAACGGTTAATATAAGTGGAACTAATGTTGATATTACTGCAAACAATTTGACTCTTAATGGGGTTGAAACTGTTTTTGGTTCAAAAACATATTATACGGACGGCAACGCATGGTATTGGAGACAGTGGACGGACGGCTTTCTTGAACTATGGGGAGATGTAAAGGCAACAATTTCTACAGGAAACAAGTATGGCAATTTGTATTATGTATCGGGAGATGTTTATTTGCCAAGTGGTGTAACGGCAATACTTGGGACTACAGCGAGCGTGTATTCGACAGCAGGTTTGTTTTTTGTTAATTTTAAGGGCTGGAGTACTACAAAATTAGACTTCTACATAGCTTCTGCGAGAGCTGAAACAAATATGACTGTTTGGCTTCAACTTTATGTGACTGGAAAATGGAAATAAAAGTGAGGTGTAACTTATGGCAATTCAAATGAGACGAGGGGCATACGCGGAGTTTGACCCCTCAAAAATGAAAGCTGGAGAATGGGCGGTGTCGACCGACTACGACACGAAAAAACAGCAGATATGGATGTGTTTCGCGCCCGGAATAGTTAAGCGGATGGGAACTGTTGAGGATTTTGGCATTGAAATTCAAAGACTTATTCAGAATTATCTTGACGGCATGGCAGAATCGGTAGAAAAGGCTCATAAATCAGCGCAAACTGCGACAGAAAAAGCCGACTCGGCAAGCAATTCTGCTTCACAGGCTCAAAAATCAGCGCAAACTGCTTCACAAAAAGCGGACGAGGTTGCACAAGCTTCAGGAAAGATTGATACGGCGGTAAGTCAAGCAAACGCAGCTACAAAGGCTGCAAATGAAGCTGCGCAAAAAGCAGAACAACAAGCCGGACTAGTCGAGCAGAAAGCAAACGGAAGAGGCATTACCTTTTCTGTGACAAATGCCGGATTACTCAATGTAAGTAAGGAGGACTAATATGAGCGGAATAGACATTATATCAGATACAACAGGGCAAGCAATTGTTGAGAGTATTAAAGCCCTTGGGACAAAATTAAGTGAGGGAAGAGTTATTTATGGTGTTCACATCAACAGTGCGGATAGTAACCCAAAAACAAGAGTCAGATATTTAGCGGATGCAGTAGGCATGACTCCGGCAGCTATGAATTTTACAAGTGGAACTTTTGATTATGGTTCATGGGCAAATGCTTTTTTTATGCCAAGACCATGTATGCTTAAAACGAATGGACAGGTTGACTATTACCTCAATGAAAACGATTTAACCAAAAAAATAGATGGCAGTGCGTCAGATATAGCAAACATTGATTATGATGGAAATGCTATGATGGAATGGGGCAATGGCACAGACATTATATGGTGGAAAATTGCACCCGACAAGGGCAATCCAAACAGTGCAAGCCTTTATGTTGCCAACTATCAAGCTGATAAAGATTTTAAAAATTTGAATTTCATTGATATTAATGGTAATGAAAAATCTCATTTTTACACGCCAATTTATAATGGCTCACTTGACAGTAACAATAAGCTACGCTCAATAAGCGGTCAAACAGTTATTAAATCGAAAACAGCCAGCCAAGAAATGACATATGCAAGAGCTAATGGTACAGGTTATGAAATCGAGCAGTACGTTGACAGACTCTTGATTGATATTTTACTTATCATCATGGGAAAATCTACTGATACGCAAGAGATATTCGGGCGAGGCATGAGCGAAAATGCCAGTAATGAAAAATTGTTACTTGAGACTGGCACAATGAATGGCAAAGGCTTATTTTGGGGCGAAAATGCTGGAAAAGCCGGAGTTAAAGTATTTGGAACGGAGAACTACTGGGGCAATCAGTGGCGAAGAACAGTTGGGTTTATCCTTGCTAATGGTATAGCAAAAGTCAAGCTATCTCCATCAACAAAGGATGGGAGCAAAGCAACTAACTATAACACTGATGGAACAGGATATATCGAGATACCTAATTCAACTCCTAGTGGTACAAGTGGTGGATATATCAAAGATATGCTGTATACGGCATTAGGCATGTTTCCAATATCAATCACAGGCTCATCATCGACCTATTATCCTGATTGTTGTTGGTTTAATAATACACTAGCTGCAGGCGTGGCTCATTTCGGGGCTTCCCTACAGTACAAACTCTTATGTGGTGCATTCTCCGTGGTCTTGCATAACCCGGCGAGCAAGGTAAACTGGGACACTGGGACTTCTCTCACCTACAAATAATCTGCAACTATTAAAATATTTATTTTGGAAAACTAAAACACAAAATTTCAACAGTAGACAGAAAGGCAGGGTGTATTGAATATGACAGAATACAAGCTCGTAGAAGGTATGCAATCGGACAAACCGCTTGACATTGACACAACATCTTCTCCGAATATTGTTTATCAGCGAAAAAACATTAAATCGGTTGAAGCGACAGGGAGTGAGGACGATTTTACTTACAAGCCTAAACATTGGGAGTACGAGGAGCGTGAGCTGACACAGGACGAATACTCACAGTATCTTATTGTCATGGAACAGGCAAAAGAGATTAACGAACATTCAGACGAGGAAGCAATAGACAACTATACAAGGCAGTTAATGGATGAGGGGGTGCTTTAATATGAGAATATTAGTTGAAAGCCTTAAAAGGCTATACGAGAGCGACAGAGTAACCAAGGAAGAACTACTCGACAGAGTTGCAAGTGGTAAAATATCGCAAGAGGAATATGAGTACATTACTTCACAATTAGAATAAAAAGGAGAGGGGAAACCTCTCCATAGTTCAATGAAAAATAAAATCAAGCCACATCAGTGTAGAAGCAACAACGCCAAAGATAGAACCGCCATGATTGCGTGGAATTTCATTCTTAGATGCTAAATCAATTATTCCGAGAATAATTGAAGCAATAGAGCAACACACAAAAATTAAGCCAAACATAGCAATAAAAAGGTCATTGTCCACCGGAAAGAATCCTATTTTTGTTGCAATAAACATTATAAGCGGAACGGCTATGAGAATGCCACTTGTGAAGCTTGCCGTTGAATTTTGCTTAACGAATGGCTCATCTTTTTGGCACAGCTCTACATAATATTTGGCTGTTTCAAATGAAACCAAAGTCCTTTGCGATATTTCATTACAAGCCATGCCTAAGTTGCCATTATAATGCTTGATTATATCATCAACATTGATTTTTTGACCATTGATAACGTAGGAATTGCATTTATTTGTTTTTGCCATATTAACATCTCCTTTCGTAGTTCTTTTTTGCTATTCTATTCTTTACAGCCCATATTGTCAATATTCGACAAAATAAAACACTTTAAAGTGCTACAGTAATGATGTTCTCAAACAAGAGAACTCTTCAAGTTTCGGTAGGGCGGTGGATTATTCTGCCGTCCTTATTGACGTTTAAGAACAAATGTTCTATAATGGATGTATCGGAGGTAGTGTTGTATGGAATATAAGGATGAAATAAAGAAACTAATTGATAGCATTGAAAATGAAAAACTACTCGACTTTTTGCTAGGCTTCATAAAGTCGGCAATTAAGCGGTGGGGATAAAAAATAGAGGTAGGAAAAACCTACCTCTGCAAAAAAGATTTATCTGAAACGATTGCCACAATTCAAACAGATAAACTCGTCAACGGCATATCCGCTTCTTGCCTTTTTCACAACCTTTTCTTTTTTATTAACAAGTGTAAAAGGTCGGAGCGGATTTAGATTAGCCGTGTACCTAGTTTTCGTCTTTTCAGGACGAGCGCCATAAATTTGTTGACCGGCATATTGAAAATGTGTCGAGCCACAATATGGACAACACTTCTGTCCTTGTTCATTATACGTGGTATTTCCATTACTATTACTACTATCTATATCTGCTAATTTTTCAAGTAAAACAATCAATCCCACAACCATAATTATTAAAAGTATTACATACATAATAAATCCCCCTTATTTTAAATTTCTCAAAATCTGCATTATAGCTTTTTGACTATCTTCTGATAGCTTTGAGTATAACTCTATAAGCTCGGTATATGTGTCCGACAGCTCGGAGCTTGGGGCAGATGTCTTTATACTGTCCATTAAATATCCGGGGCTTAAATCAAGCACACCACATATCAATTCTACTGTGTCCATATCAGGCTTGGACTTATCTTTTTCCCAATCACTAATTGAATTATGCTTTGCATTTATTAATTCTGCAAGTTGTCTTTGAGTGTAGTGCTTAGAAATCCTTGCAGTTTTTATTTTCTCACCAAAAGTCATATATGAATACCTCCTTTCTAATATTGATAATAGTATAAAAGTTTCGGATAGTCAAGAAAAAAATTTCGGATAAACCGAAAAAAGTTCTTGACATTCGGAGATACCGAAACTATAATACAGTTGTTCGGTAAAACCGAAACAAAACAGAAAGGAGAAAAGAATATGTGCGTAGGACAGAAAATTAAAACTTACTTAGAGGATAACGGCATTACACAGACTTTTGTTGCTAGTAAGACAGGTATTCCTGTTCAGAAGCTGAATTTATCACTCAATGGCAACAGAAGATTAGACTTCAACGAGTATGAGCTAATCTGCGGAGCGTTATCAGTTGGTGCGGATAAGTTTCTAGAGCCAAAGACTTTAGAGAGAAAGGAGTAGAAATGTCGAAAATCGAAATCAGACAGGTTGAGGGCGAAAAGATTTTTACAGAAATCTGCATTGATGGTCACAAAATAGACGGAGTGAGAGGCTATGAATTGAAACAAGACAAAGCTGGATTTCCTGTACTAACAATTGACTTGAATGCGTTTGATATTGCCACAGACTTGCGAACACTACAGTTAAATCAAAAATATGTGGGCGGTATCGAGAGCATCAAATTTAAAGATGGGTATGAGGTTCATTTTGGCTCTCGTGTTTCATCAGATAGGGAGATTATACCATAGAAAGGAAGTGAATTGAATGAGCAAAGAGAGATACACAATAACAGGCAAGGACGGAAAAAGTGTAATTGCTGAAAAAGAGGATTCTCGATATATCAGCATTGATGAATTCGCACAGCATATCGCCATGGATATTGTTGATGATTACAGAGAAATCAAAAGTGGCGATAAGCACCCGGAAGAAACCGACATTGAACTGTCGATTAAAGTACTTACCGCCATTTCCCCAGTGATTAAAGCTTTTAGAAGTAATTTAGGGTACGGAATGGATTGTTAGCTGGTTCAACTTTTGCTAGTTGTGGTTTTTCATTAGGCAATGTTTTGATAATTTCATCACAGTATTGGTCGTACAGTTTTTTGAAATCACTATAAGAGCCGCTAAAACCACAAATTTTAGCAGTAGCATAAGCTGACACACATTGTTCAGTAGCCATATTTACACCTCTTTTCTTATTTAGAATAAGAGGATTATACCACAGAAAGGAGAAAACATGAACGATTTACAAATTTTCAATAATGAAGAGTTCGGAGAAGCCCGAATGATAGAAATTGACGGAAAGCCATATTTTGTAGCAACAGATGTAGCAACCGCACTTGGGTATACAAATCCACGTAAGGCAGTTAATGACCATTGCAAGGGAGTAACGAAACGTGACACCCCTACATCTAGTGGAGTGCAATCTATGTCATACATAAATGAGGGAGATTTATACCGACTTATTATGAAATCAAAATTGCCTAGCGCAGAGAAATTTGAGCGGTGGGTAATGGACGAAGTACTTCCGTCAATCAGAAAAACAGGCGGTTATGGTATGCCAAAGACAACAGGCGGTCAGATACAGCTTTTGGCACAGGGCTATACAGAATTAGAGCAGAAAGTAAACGACATCAAAGATGATGTGAGCGAACTTAAGGAAAATGTACCACTTTACAGTTGCGATATTGACGAGATACAACAGCACGTTAAGCGCAGAGTTGTAAATATCCTTGGTGGCAAGCAGAGCGAAGCATGCAGGGATAACAGTATCAGACATAAGACGTTTTCTGATATATGGACACAGTTAAAACGTGAGTATGGTTGTGTATCTACTTATAAGAGTATCAAGAGAAAGTATATAGACGATGTGCATGAGTTTATTGATTGCTATGTCGTGCCTAAGTATCTTGATGAGCTTATTCAGGACGCAAACGCTCAACAGAGCTTTGCATAGAGAGGTGGTTGTATGAGAAAAAGAACTTTAAAAGAGAAATTCTACACAGGCTGTGGTTATTCGATTTTCGGAGCATTAGCATTTGTATTTTTCCTTGGATTATCGGTGGCATACGGAATTAAGACAGCGAGTATTATCGTTGGAGCAATCGTAACAGTATTTTGGCTGATACTGATTGCAATATGTCTCATAGAGGAGGGCGAACCACATGAGAAAAAGAAAACTAATGTTGATGTTATCGACTTTAATAATTGGAACTATGACCTTAAAGCCAATAGCAACGAAAGCAGATAGCAAAGTTGAGCTGACCGCCGGTGTTGCTTCCTATTTAAATGATGTAATGCTTGGGAAGATTGAGCCGACAGTAGTTCAGAATGAGCCGGTTGTAGTTGAGCGGACCTATGTAGAGCCAACAGTTCCAACTTGCCGTAAGAAATACAGTTGTAGCCGATTTAAGAAGCTAGGGCGAGTCAGATATGGCGATTACACTTATACGTGGTACTCACAGAGAGTGTTACCGGGTGGTGGACTTAATATACCGGGTAGACATCTGAACGAATATGGGCTTGTGGTTGATGAAAACGAATATGTAGTAATTGCAAGTGATGATTTACCACACGGAACTGTAGTTGATACTCCTATTGGCATACAAGGGATTGTATATGACGAAGGGAGCGGAAATGGAAACCTTGACATCTACTGCGATTGGTAGCCAATTGAAACGTCAGAGTGCTAACGATTACCTACAAGAACTATATCGAGCTAAACGGCACGAGGACAAATCATTTAACTTTCAAGCGTTATTAGATAAAGAAATGGAGAAGCTAAATGAGCAACAATGTAAGAAGAATTAGGCTAGGCGATACGAGGTACAGATTAAAGCCATTGACAAGAGAACAGAAGCTATTGCTCAACAAGGCTCATTACGTGGCGAGCGAGTGGCTTTTTGTATCGGAGTCGGACTCATACTTAAGAGTAGTTAAAAAATCAAGCCTACACGGAAATTTGATTCTAAAAACCATAAACAAATAGAAAGAGAGGAAACGCAATGAAGATTACACACATTTTTGCACAGAATTTTTGTAAATTCTACGGCAAAAACACATTAGACACAGATTTTTCAATGAAAACTGTATTGTCCGGTCAGAACGAAGTCGGCAAATCGACAGTTAAGAGGATAATCCTTGATGTGCTGAATTGCCATGACGAGAACGACAGAGAGATTACAGGCATAAGACCACATGATGAAAACGGAGTTGAGATTGATGATGTTGACATTGTAAGAGCTGTCACCTTTGAGATTGGTGGAAAAGCAAAGGCCTTGAAAAAGGTTACAAGGCAGAAACGCAACAAAAAGGGTGAGATTACAGGCAGTGTTACTGATTACTCAATCAATGATGTGCCGTATAAAATGGCTGACTACAATCAGTACATCAATGACAACATGGCAGAGCTTGGAGTATTACCATTCTGCTTAAATGCCATGACGTTTATCAACAAATCACAGGCAGAGCAGAGATTAGCACTTGCAAGCTATTTTGGTACACATACTGATGAAGAAATCTGCGATATGTTTCCGCAGCTCGCTGAACTTAAGCCAATGTTTGATGATGGCGATGTAGACCAGCTCAAAAAAGTATGCCGTGGCAAGCTAAACGGCACAGGCGGTAGGAATGGCTCAAAAGGACTTGTCAAGGAAAGAGACGAAATCTCAACAAGGATTGATACAATTCATTCCACCAATGAGTATACAGACCTTGCAGAGCTTGAACTTGAAAAGAAAACCTATGAGCCACAGCTTAAGGAAATTGAAGATAAGTTGTCCGACTACAACAAGATTTTAGAGGACAAGCAGAAAGCTACAGAGGACATTATGAACCTTAAGTTTGAGCTTTCGGACATGGAGAGAGAAGCTAATGCTGACAATCAGAAAAAGCGCATGGAGCTACAGTTACAGATTGATGATTTTAATGCCTCAATTCACAAAACAGAGTCAATGATAAGAGCTAAAAAGGCTAACATTAAAAACTTTGAAGGTACGGTTAGAATTTACACAGAGAACTTAGCAAAGGTACGTGCTGACTGGAAAAGAGCAAAAGAGCTTGCCTTTGACGAGAGCAGTATCAATTGCCCGATGTGCGGTGAGAGGCTGCCGAAAGATAAGATAGAGAGCATGAGAGCCGAATTTGACGAGCGAAAGACAAAGAACCTTAAAGAGCTTGAAGATAAGGGAAATGCACTATCAAATGACAACAAGGAGTTTAAACAGGCTATCGAGGATAGGAAGAAAGAAATAGCTGACCTTGAAGCAGAACTTAAGGAACTGACAGAAAGGCATGATATTGTTGCTAAAGAGCTTAGAAAAGTACCTACTGATGTTGATATGACAGGTAACAGTGAGTATCAGGCACTTAAAACTAAAATCGAGGAAAAAGAGAAAGCTCTTGCAGATGAAAACGATACATCGGAGCTTATCAGAAAGCTTAAAAACGAGCGAAACGAACTGTTAAGGCAAGTTTCATCGGTTGACACAAAGATTGAGCTTGGTGTGGCAAATAACAAGCGTATAGACGATAGCATAGCTGAACTTGAGGATAAGAGAACCGACCTCAATCAGGAGATTGCCGATTGGGAGAGAAAGCTTGACTCGCTGAAAGAGTTTACACGTAAGAAAAACGAGCTCTTGCAGGCCGATGTTAATAAGTACTTGGATTTTGCCACAGCAAAGCTGTTTAGACCGCTCTTAAATGGTGATACCGAGGAGTGCTGCGACTTTATTTACAATGGTGAAGCATACGCTAGAAACCTCAATCATGGTGCGAGGATGCTGACAGAAGTTGACATATGCCGAGCTTTTCAGAAAGTGGCAAACGTTGATTTCCCAATTATTATTGATGATACAGAGAGTGTTGACGATTGGAGAATACCACAGATTGATAACCAGTTGATTATGTTGAAGCACACACAGGACAAAGAGCTTGTGATTGAAAATATGGAGGTATAGAAATGAGTATTAAGAAGAAAAATTATTACATGGGCGGTAAGAAACATACTGTAGAACTTAAGTATGACGGATATATGTATACAGTCATATCTGACGGAGTTTTATTCAAGCAGACACCTAATGAACTGTTTGCGGTTCAGGTTTTTAATGAGATTTAGGAGGATTAATTATGGCAGAGAATACAGCAGTTGTGGAAAAGAAAGAAGCTGAAAGTAGAGAGCTTGTAGCAAAAGATTTTACAGAGGGAATGGTTGTGAAAATCAAGCAGAAAGAGAAATTTGGCTTGACATTTCCTAAAGATTACAACTATACAAATGAGCTTATGTCGGCAATGCTTATCTTACAGGACACACAGGATATGAATAAGAAGCCTGTATTACAGAGCTGCACAAGGGCAAGTATCGAAAATGCACTTATTGAAATGGTAACAGACGGATTATCAATAAGAAAGAAGCAGTGTTACCCTGTCGCTTATGCGGGCAAATTAAGCTGTCAGCCGTCTGTTTATGGCGCAACTTGTCTTGCTAGAAGATATGGGCTTAAAGACATTAATGCATCAGTTATTTATAAAGGGGATGTATTCAAGTACCACAAGGAGGATGCAAAGACAATTATTGATTGCCACGAACAGAGCTTTGAGAATATCGACAATGACAAGATTGTTGGTGCTTATGCGGTAGCGATTATGGGAAATGGTGAGAAGATTGCAGAAGTTATGACTATGGCGCAGATAAAGACCGCTTGGAAACAGGGATACGGATATAAGGAGACCGGAAATGGAGTTCATCAGAAATTCGCAGACCAAATGGCTATGAAAACTGTTAAAAATAGACTTCTCAAAGCTATCAACAATACTCATAGCGGTTTTGGCAAAGAAGATGATTACGAGGAAATCGGCCACGATGAAATGCTTGAACAGGATGTTGCTTATGATATTGAGCAGAATGCAAACACAGTAGATTTTGACGAGGACAACATAATTGATGTAGAGCCGACCGACACAGCCGACAAGCAGTCAGAGGAGCTACCACCATTCATGCAGAGCGAGGAGAACTGATATGAGAGTAATTTCACAGACAGGAAAAACAGATGTTCCTTATGAAAACTTTGTTTTTTCAATATTAAATAGTGGTGGCGGGAATTTTGGAATTGTTGCAGTTAAAAATGTCGCAGAGTCACCGGAATTTTTTATGAACAGCCTTATAGCAACCTATTCCACCGAAGCAAAAGCAATTAAGGCTATGGAAATGCTGAGAAAATCATATGAAAATAATGAGTTTTATCATCATATGTCTACCACAGATGCCTTTAAAGATCTTGCGAATCTTTTGAGTAATGAAGAATTTGACAAGGTAACGAGTGAGTACTTTCAATTCCCACAGGATGATGAAATTGAGGTGTGAGTATGAGAATTATTAAAGGCAAAGAGAAAGAATACAAGGATTGGTACGACAAGAATAGTGACGGATACAGCAGAGCTTGCTTCACTTATGCTGAAAGGTGGGCTGAACTGTTGGAAGCAGAAATCGACAAGAGCAATGATGTTATGAAGTGTTTTGCTGATAATGCAGACAGATTGAGCCGTGAAGCAGACACAGAGGGCATTACAGGATTTATGTACGGATGTGCAGTTAGCATTCTTTCACAGTGCTGGGAATACGGAGAGTATTTGAGAAAGTGGCATAACAAAAAGTATGACTATGACTATGACGGAGACGGAGTTGTAAATCCGGCAGTTATGGCAGTAGGTGTGAAATGATGAAACTTAAATGTATAGCAACAGGAAGTACGGGAAATACATATGCCTTAATTAGCGACACAGGAGAAATCCTATTACTTGATTTGGGCGTGTCAGAAAAGACTATCAAAAAGGGAATTGATTGGAAAATATCAAATGTTGTTGGAGCTGTAATTTCGCACGGGCACAAAGACCATTCTCTATCAGTTGAGGATTTTAAGTCAATGGGAATACCAATTTATGCACCATATTTGAAGATTGATTATATGTCAATGAATATGGGCGAATTTACGGTAAAACCTTTTGATTTAACAACAATAGACGGAAGCTGGACACACACAGACGCAAATGGTGAACCTTGCCCGATATACGGCTTTCTGATTACTCACAAGGAAATGGGAAGAATGCTTTATATTACCGACACAAATTTAATCAAGTGGAAGTTTAAAGACATAAACCACATCCTCTTAGGTGTGAATTATGACAAAGGCTTAATCGACAGGGATAACACAGGCAAAGCCAATCATGTATTCAGAGGTCATTTAAGTATTGACACGGCTTGTGATTTTGTCAAGGCAAATTATTCAGATAGCTTGCAGAACGTCATAATGTGCCATCTATCGGCAGAAAACGCTGATAGAGATAGTTTTATCGAGAAGATGAAAAAAGTCGCTTGTGGGGCAAATGTGGATGCTGCAGAGCGCAACAAGGAATGGCTACTTGCTAATCCTAATGAGTGCCCTTTTTAGAAAGAATTGAGAGGTGGAGAAAATGAAGAAAGAAGTTGACGGAGTAGCGGTCGAGACGAAAAGTATTCTGACTGCGCTGAAAATCATTAAAACAGTGTGTGAGGATAACGACTGCCTAACTTGCCCTTTTGGGAAAATTGAAAATGAAAAGGGTTTATGTCTAGTTAAAGACACAATACCTAGTGTGTGGAATATAAATAAACCTAATGATGTGTGGAGGGCATTGGAATGAGCGAAATAAAAGAAGAAAGAGTAACCGATTTGTCTATTATAATGGAAATGATAGATAGTAAACCTTATTATAGCGTGCAGTACAGAAATGTTGGTGAGGATGGCTACAACATCGGGTACAGCTCGTACAATTTAAAAACTGTATTAGAGTTCATTGGTGAATATTTTGAGATAGTAGAAAGTGACAGACAAACCAATGCCGACAGAATAAGGAATATGTCGGATGAAGAGTTAGCAGAATGGATTCGCAATATGTGCGATTTTGAAAAGGATGAAGAGCCCTATAAGTCGATTTATAATCTTGATACAGAGCAGGAAGAGGAAATCCATGACAGTTATGGAGATTTACTAAAATGGCTTCAATCAGAAGTGAAAGTAGAAGAAAGTGAGGAAAAATAATGAACATTGTAACACTTTTAGGACGATTAACTAGGGACCCTGAGATTAGATATTCACAGGGCGAAAATGCAATGGCAATAGCAAGATTTACACTTGCCGTTGACAAGAATTTTAAGAAGAAAGACGATAAGGCAAATTTCATTAACTGCGTGGCTTTTGGTAAGATTGCTGAAACAGTAGAAAAGCACGTATTTAAAGGCTCAAAGATAGCAGTTATCGGTGAGTGGACTACAGGCAGTTACAAGAATAAAGACGGAAACACAGTCTACACCAATGATTGCAACATATCTAAGTTGGAGTTTTGTGACAGTAAAAATTCAAGTGGCAGCAGTGCAGAACCACAGTCAAAACCCGATGATAGCTTTATGTCAATTCCCGATGGCATTGACGAGGAATTACCATTTAACTAAGAGTCGGTTGATTACAGGGCAGTCAATAACGGCTGTCCTAGAAAGGAAAAATAATGGATTATACAAATAAAATATTTGCAAATATTGCAAAGGATATGTCGGAGCAAAAAGATATTGCAGTTGTAAGAGCGTTTGTATTTCAGATTACAGAACTGCTACAGAAAAACGGCATTATACCGATATGCAGCGAAAGATACATAAATCTTAACCCTGATGTGCCGAATTACAGTTCTGTCAGAAGAGTCGCTGTTTCGTTTGATAAGCTTGATTGCACCAAGCATGACCGAAAAGTTAGAAAACAGGCATACAGAGATTTTATCAAGGAATTTGAGGATAGAGTTAATTCAAAAGATATATCTGAAAAACTCTTTGAAACTGAATGTATATTATTGGAGCGTGATAAGAATGAGATTAATTGACGCTGACACACTAAAGAAAGATTTAGAATCGGTTACTTTAAGTAATGGAACTTTGCTCAATACAAATACAGTATTGCTATTACTGGATAAATATCCGACAGCTTTTGATGTGGATAAGGCTGTAGAACAGTTGAACGAAAAAGCCACACTGTCAAGGCCTATAGGATGGCCAAGATATATAGGAACGGTACCATTGAAAGAAGCCGTTGAGATTGTGAAGCGAGGTGCAAAGGAACAAGAATGAGATTAATTAACGCAGACAAACTAAAGGAGGATAAAACAATGTGTAGAAAAATGAAAAGAACAATAATAGCTATGACTTGTGTGATTGCAATGGGGGGTTAATGCTGTACCGGTGTCGGCATGTACGCCACCACTTAAACCACCATCTGTGAAGATCCCAGACATCAATTTCGAGCCCGATGGTGCTTTAAAAGATGCAATCGACAACGCAGTGAAAAATTGGCTTGAGAAATGCATTCTCGGTACTCCGACAGTGAAATATGCATCTTACTACAAGAGTGCATCAAGGTATTTTCATTACAGTCACGTAGCGGTAAAGTGGTCAGAAGTCGAAAATGCAACATCCTATAAGGTGCGTATCACAAAAGCTGATGGAACATGGAAAGAATACGATACGACCTATACGGCGTTTTATAGTACTAATTACACTGATGATTTTATCGCTGACGGAATGGACGGAGCCACAGTAAGCGTCAAAGCTTATGGCGATAACGATACATTCGGCTGTTGGTCAGACGATACTAATATTACGAGATTTAGATATTAGGAGGGTGGTATGCAGACGGCAATTGATATTGTAAAGAGAGGTGGAAACATTGAATTATCAGAACATAGCGAGAGCCAAGGCAATAGAGCAGGAGAATAAAAAGCGACTGTTGAAGCTTAATCCAAAACTGAATGACAGGAGTGGGATTTACTTCCTACTCCGAGAAGATGAAAACGGCTTTAAGTATGCGTATGTCGGACAGGCGGTACATACACTTAGCAGATTGGCGAGCCACCTTGTAGGTTATGAACAACACATAGACCTTAGCTTACGCAAACACAAGCTGTACGACAAAGAGAAAAGCCCTTATGGTTGGCGAGTTGAATTTCTGAATTTCCCCGAAAGTCAGCTTGACGAAAAAGAGAAGTATTACATCAAGCTATATGCTGATAAGGGTTATCAGCTTAGAAATGTCAGTTTAGGCGGTCAAGGAGAGAATCGTGCTAGTGGTTCAATAGGTGAGAGAAAAGCACCTAAAGGCTATATGCAAGGCGTACAGCAAGGCAAAAAGGTGTTAGCGAGGGAATTATCCTCTATCGCAGAAAAGCATCTTAAAATCGAAATTAGAGACGATAAGAAGCACAACAAAATATCACAGAGGCAGTATGAGAAGTTTATGGATTTATTGAAAGTGGGTGAAGAAAATGCTGATTCCGAAAGTTGAAGCAAAGGAATTTGAAAAATTTGGATTTAAGAAGTGCAAGGGTGAATATGGTAAGAATGGTTGCTATTACCTTTGCGTTGCAAAAGATGTGAAAATGCTTTTTGTTAGCGATGTGTATTTTGGCGTTAATGATTGGAGGGATAATGACCCAAGAATACATAAATACGCAAATTGCCCATACAGAGGCCACAGAACATACCTTGATATTATTTATGAACTTATAAAAGCAGATATGCTTGTAAGCGATTGCATGAAAGTAGGTGGTTCAGAATGAAGATTTTAAGCAAGAAGAAATACAATAAACTCATTGAAGATTTTGAGGAATTACAGGAAAAGGTCAAGGAACTCGAAAGGATAAACAAGAGTCTTGAGAAAGAGTTGGAAGATAAAAAGACAAGTTGCAAGCTGAATAGTGGCAAGGATTTCTGCTTTAAATGCAAAAACTCTTACAGATACAAGACATATTGGGGAGTGACAGAAATCGAAAAATGCGGTTGCTTGTTTGATGTATCTTGTGAGGATTTTAAGAGAAAAGAAAGCGAGTGATTCAGAATGAGTAAAGCGTACAAATGTGATGCTTGTGGCAAATTTTGTAGCAATTGTTATAAAATAACAGGTTTTGATATTTACCCTGGTGATTACGCAGAAAGAGGCTATCCCGATGTTAATGAAAAGACAGCGATAAGTGACTTATGCGAAGATTGTTACAACGATATCAAGAGCTACATTCACGATAAGATATTTGAAAGAGCTAAAAAGCATATGAAGGGTTTAATTAACTAAAACCCAAAGAAAGTAGGTGATTCGGAATGAATTTACTTGAACACTATGTAACAAATATAACTCACGAAGAAGCTATAAAGGATAATGCTGAAGGAGTAAAAAGAAATTATGAATGAAGAAATGATGTTTACAGCTTGTAATATTCCGAAGTTTTTAGAGGAACAGATGAATAAAATGAAAGACACTCTTACAGGTGGTATGAACGAAGATAATCTTAAAGGTTTTGAGTATGCAGTAGATACTATGTTAAGTATTCTTAGGCAGATAATTCGTGCAGCCGAGATGGATGATGAGATTCTTGTGCATAGCGATAAAATCGCTGATGAGAATGAATTAGAAGAGTTTGATTTACATGATTTGTTAGAACTTTATGGTTGCAGAGTTGTGGCAAACTTACAGAAGAAAAGTGTTTAATGTTGTAAACTGAAATTTAGAAAGGATGCCAGTCTGGTAAGAGAAAAGAACAGGCAAAGTAAATAATTTTATCCAAAACTTAAAAGAAAAAGGCGCTACCGAGATAACACTTGATATAACAACAACAGGCAAAGGAATTGTCTATACATTAATTTGGTAGATATCCTGAAATCAAAAGAGAATTTGATGTAAAGATAAATTAGGATCTATGGAGGTAGATATATGATTACGCAGATAGGATTTTTAAGAAAAGGAGATGTGTTCAGATTTGAGGGTGATATTTACAAAGTAGGACATTTGTTGGAGAGTACAAATGGGTATGTTTCCTGTATTGATGTTAATACAGGAAAGAAAAAAAGATTGCATATTGATGTTGATGTAGAAATTGAACAGGCAAACTGAAATTTGTTGAAAGGAGTAAAACAGAGTGAAGTTTTTAAGCAAGAAGAAATGTGATGAAATTCTGAAAAGAATTACTGCAAATGAAATTATTCAGGTAGAGTACAGACTACACGATATGGAAGCAGAAACAAAAGCGACGGAAAATAGAGCAGAAATAGCTTTTATTGTCGGCGGTTTCAAGGGTATGAATAAGGTACAGAACACGTTGAGAAAAGGGTATAACAATATAAACCACGAGGGAAAAGATTAAAATACATCAACCGAAACTTGAAGAAAATAGGAGATTAAAAATGGCAGAACGTAGAATGTTCACAAAAAAAGTCACTGATGATGATAATTTTATGGCTTTGTCATCAAGTGCGCAAGCCTTATATTTGCATTTATCTATGTCTGCTGACGATGACGGATTTTGCAATCAGGTATCAGTTTCCATGTTCAAAGCTCACGCAAGTGTGGCTGATTTACAACAACTATTGGAAAAAAGATACATTTATCAGTTTGATAATGGTGTGATTGTAATTAAGCATTGGCGCATGGCAAACGCTTTGAGAAAAGACCGGTATACACCAACGAATTTTAAGGAAGAATTGGCAAAATTAAAGATAAAATCCAATGGTGCATACACATTTTCTGATGATGGTTGCCGTGTGGTTGCCAATGGGTTGCCAGATGGTTGCCAAGTGGTTGCCACTTGTCTGCCACAGGATAGTATAGGTAAGGTAAGTATAGATAAGAATAGTATAGTTAAGGATAGTAAAGAAAAAGATATTGATAAATCAATATCTAAAAAGAAAACTGTTTACTACCCTGATGACGCAATGCTAGAGAGTGCTTTTCAGGAATATTTGACAATGCGGAAAAAGATTAAAAAGCCAATATGCACCGAAATGGCATTACACCGAGCTATGAACACTATCGAGAAACTTTCAAAGGGTGATAACGATTTGGCTGTTAAAATTCTCAATCAGTCAGTAGACCATTGCTGGCAAGGGCTGTTTGCTCTAAAGGACAATGAGCCACATTCAGCTAACAAAGGCGCTATTGATTGGGATAATGTATGAGGTGGAGAAATGACAAGAGACGAGACAGTTAAAATCATTCGCATAATGTGTGATTGCTACCCCAATTACAAGCCGAGCAATTTATCAGAGACTGTAGATGTGTGGAATATGATGTTGGAAGAATATGACTACAGCCAAATATCTATGGCACTGAAAACTTACGTGCATTCTGATACAAGCGGATTTGCACCGAACGTAGGACAGTTACTTGATAAACTTCACTTAATCCAAGATCCGCAAGAGCTTAACGAAATGGAAGCATGGTTCCTTGTTAGCAGGGCACTACGAAATGGCTACTATGGTGCAGTTGAAGAATTTAATAAGCTACCACCACTTGTACAAAAGACTGTCGGGAGTCCTGATAATCTTAGGAATTGGGCACTGACGGACAGCAAGAGCATTGAAAACGTGGTACAGTCAAACTTTATGAGAACTTATAGGGTAGTTGTTAATCGAGCAAAGGAATACCAAAAAATGCCAAAGGATATAAAGGCATTGATTGAAAGCACCAATAGAAGCTCGTATTCGGCTCAAATCGGCTCTAAAAATCAACAGACGATAAAATTATCGCTTGAAGATAATAAAAGCCAAAATAAGCCGATTAAAGGCGTTCCAATGCCAAAAGAAATTAAGGAACGCATTAAGCAGATGAAAAGATAGGAGGTAAAGAGGTTTGTGCGCACAATTAAAGCTGGCTTTACTCCTAGCGAAAAATGATAAAAGACAAGTATTCTAGGCAGAGATATGAAGAACGAAAAGCCAGTAACCTTTGCGTGCTTTGCGGAAAACCACTTGATAGAGAAGGCGTGGTTTGTACGGCATGTAACAGCAAACGCACAGCGTATGGCCGAGAGCTTTATAAAAAATTACAGGCAGTTGGTGTTTGCCCTAGATGTGGCAAGAACTTGCTGTATGGTGACGAAAAAAGCTGTATTGAGTGTAGGGCGAAATCAGCCGAAGCCGCGTCAAAGAAACGTGCTGCTGATGTAAAAAAATACAATGAGCGACAAAAGGCATGGCGAAAAGCACGATACGAAAAAGACAAGGAAAATGGCATATGCACACGCTGCCGCAAAAGGAAAGCAGACCCGGGGCATACCACTTGCACATTTTGCAGAGAAACAATGAGAAGAGCACGAGTTAAAATGCCCGAAAGAACCGGCAGATACGAACAAGGGCTATGTTTTTTCTGTGATAATCCGGTAAAACCCGGATATAAGGTCTGCGAAATGCACTATCAGCAAAACGTTAAGAACGCAACTTGTGAAAAGGCAAACATCGCACGGCAGAAAATAAAAGAAAGGAGTCCACAATGGACGCCTTGAAAGATTTTTACGGTTTTTACCGGCCATTGCAAAGGAAATATGACTTGCGAATGTTTTACAGAACAAATAGCAAAGAAGCAAAAATAACTATCCGGTGGCGCGGTAAAGAACTTGTAAAAGTCACAGAAGAAACTACCGAAGCCTGTTTTATCAGGGCAAAACGAGAACTTGAAGAAAGAATGAAGAAATATGAGCAACAAACTGAAACCAAAGAAAAAGCGCAAAGAGCCGGATTTTACATGGACAAAATCAGAGAGAGTTACGCTGAAAAACAGCAATAACCGCAGAAAGCTCGTAAGGCGGTCTTTCACAGACTTTATGGACTTAGGCTACTATGTACTGTATTTACATCATGGATTTGGTAATAAGCGCATTGTAAGGCTTGAAAGAACCATAAATGAGTACCTTGAAAGGGCACAGACTGAAAAAGAAATGAAAACTGAAACGCTTGCTGAACTTTTGAAAATGAGATACGGCATTGATGTGCAGAAAGAGATTAATTTAATCCCGATGCAGCAGTTAATTAGGATTTATCAGAGAAATAATCCGCTTACAATAAACGACACACGACAGCTTTTAAACGGCACGGCATACAGCTACATGACTTTAGCGTGTACGGCACTTAAGCTGATGTTTAAATTGTCGGTTAAGGAAATTAAAGAGTTTATCGCAGAATTTAGGGATTTAATCGACACGTTGTATAAATTTAATCAATTCGGTCTGACATTACCAAAAGTGGCACAATGCCTTGCTGATGAAGTTAATTACGTTGATGAAAGGTACATAAAGGTGATTGATTAATGACTTATGCATGGGATAATGACAGCACTCAAAATGCTCACATAAAGCAGATGAGAGATTTAAACACATGCCGGATTATGGGAAAGGAGCAAAGCATGGGACTAATTGATGTAGACACACTAAAGAAAGATTTAAAATCGGTTACTTTAAGCAATGGAGCTTTAGTAAATACAAATGCAGTATTGCATTTACTAGAAGAATATCCGACCGCCTTTGATGTGGACAAGGTTGTGGAGCAGTTGGAAAAGAAGATACAGACGCATGAGTGTTGTATAGAATATGAAAAGAAAAATGGAACGATAACAGAAGAATTTCAGCAAAGAAAAGCGGTTGAAGTGCTGAAAGATGCAATAGAGATTGTAAAGAGATGCGGAAAGGAGCAGTGAAGGAGAGATTAACAGAAAGCAATCCATCATGGATAGATGATGAATTATGGGAACGTGCTTGCGAGCCAGACTGTGAAGAAATAGATGCAGTATATCGAAAGCTAAAAGATTATGAGGATTTAGAGGAACAGGGCAGGCTTGTTATTTTACCTTGTAAAGTTGGAGATACAGTATATGTCAACGGCGTGTTGGGTTGTGGTGAAGCGGAGAGGTACAGAGTTATCCGAGTTGATTACCACAGTACACTAGGGACAGGGAGAAACGAGTTTTACATTGAAGCTTTGCTTTGTGCAAATCCTGATAGTTCAATAGGTTTTTATGATAAGCAGTTTGGCAAAACAGTATTCCTCACAAAAGCAGAAGCCGAAACAAAACTGAAAGAATTGAGAGGTGAAGAAGATGGCACAATGGAATAAAAATACAGTACCAAAATGTAAGAATAAAAAATGCCCAGATGAAGTTTTGGCAACGGTAGAACACATAGGATATGGCGGAAAACTTTACAGGAGAGTGGTTAAGGCGGTTTACTTCCCATATCATCACTGTACTATTGATGATATGGCTTGGGATATGCGTGATGGCGTTCCTGATGATTGGGAATATTGTGAAGAACAAGATTCATATTGGATTCCACAAGGATGGTATGAAGTGTGTGATTACTTTGAGGATTATTCCTATTCAGATATTACAGATATGGTTACTGCATGGATGAAGTTACCTAAACCATATGAACCAAGAGTTAAAGAGTTTGGAGGTGGAGAAAATGAAAGTAGTAATTGACATACCTAAAGATTTCGAAGGGGATTATATTGTTGACAAATTCAAAGATTTCTTTTCGAGGGTTATTGTAGATATTGATTGCAAAGGTATGTGTGGTAGATACGAGAAAGAAATTGCTGAAATGTTTTTAAAGTCATTTGACGATAGTAAAGAAAAGATTTCTTGCAACTGCAAGCGCAACAGCAATTCAAGAGATAATGAGCCTTGCTGCGGATGCGATGGCAGCCGCACCAATGCCGACAGGATAAGGAATATGTCGGATGAAGAGTTGGCGGATGTATTATTTGATAGCTGTCTTGAAGTTATGAAATTGGAAGAATGTACTAATACAGATAATTGTGAAGTGTGCAAAAGATGCGTACTTGAATGGCTTCGGTCAGAAGCGGAACAGTCTAGAAGAAAGGACGATGAACAATGAGTGAAGAATTAAGACCATGCCCGTTCTGTGGTGGGAAAGCAAAAGTAAAAGCAGTAAAGAAAGATTATATAGGGTTTACAGTATGGTGTGCATGTTGTAACTGTGGCGCAAGGACAGGTGGGTTTTGTCCAGATATGAGCAAAGAGGATGACACGATAGAAAATATCGAGGAGTCTAAGAAAAGAGCTATTAAAGCATGGAACAGGAGGACGAGCAATGAGATTGATTGATTCAGATAAAATAATAGAGCATCTTGAAAAAGTAAGAAAAGAAAGTGCTAGTTTGGTTGACGTGGCACATATCATTGGGTTTCAGAGCGTGATTGACGCACAGCCGACCGCTTATGATGTAGATAAGGTTGTGAAACAATTAAAAGAAAGAAGCAAAGAGTTTAACTCTGGTTTGAGATTGCATGGAAAACCAGAAGATATACTTACTGATGAAGCGATTGAGATAGTAAAGGCAGGTGGAATGGATGGCAACTAAACCGATTTTATTCAATGTCGAGATGGTTCGGGCAATTCTGGGCGGAAGAAAGAGCTGTATAAGAAGAATTATAAAACAACAGCCAAAAGGATTTTTTTCAGCATTTGAAGTAAGCGAAGAACCGCTGTATATATATGACACAGACGGAAATCAAGAAAAAATCACACCACCATATCAGCCGGGCGACATCCTGTATGTCAGAGAGACGTTTGCATGGCAGCCGTGCTGGGATTGCGGAATGGATTGTGAGCAGGGAGGGTGCGAACACGAAGCAGAACGGAGATTACATGACGAGAAAAAGGAACATGGATGCTACATGTACCGTGCCGAATATGAGGATAATGAATATCCATCAGCCGACACATGGCATCCATCGATTCATATGAAAAAAGACATTGCGCGTATCTGGCTAAAGGTTACAGATGTGAGAGTGGAGCGATTGCAGGATATTACGGAAGTCGGCATACGAAAAGAAGGAATTGAGGTAGATCCGAAGGAATGCGCTGGTAAATTTGATTTCATCTCTGAATTGTTTCTCTTATTTCAGAGATTGTGGGATTCTACCGTCAAGAAATCCGACCTTGACTGTTACGGTTGGAATGCGAACCCTTGGGTGTGGGTTATCGAATTTGAGCGGTGCAAAAAGCCGAAAGGAGAAAATTAGATGAACGATAGATATTTATTCAAAGCAAAGGATTGCAACTCTATATGGCGCGCTGGGTTGCTTATAGCACTACAAGAAGGTAGATGTGCAATAGAGGAAAAGGATGGAAGTAAATGGGCGTGTGATTCTGAAACTCTCTGCCAATGCACCGGCTTAAAAGACAAGAACGGCAAGCTGATTTGGGAGAATGATGTTGTCAGAGATAAACATGGTAATTGTTATAAAGCCTTTTGGCAGAATAACTATTATCAGTTCTCTTGGATTTGCGTAAAATCAGATATATTTTCAATCGGTGTCAAGTGGGATTTATGGAGTTTTAAGAGTTTTGAAATTGAAGTTATTGGCAACATATTTGACAATAAAGAGTTATTAGAAAGTGAGGAATAATATGGCAAAGATATTTAGGTTTAGCGGCTACTTTGTAGAAAATGATGAGATAGAAGATGTAGCCAACTTTGAAGACAGAATTAGTGAACTGTGCGTGGAAAGCGAGGATATTATCCAGCAGTTACATATTGAAGAAAGTGAGGAATTTGAAGCTGATGGAGAATTAGAAGAAAATTGCGAATTTGATATGAATTTGCTTAAAGAAGTTTCACTTATGTATGATTTGGTAAACAAATTGTTTATTATTTGCATGAGAAAAGGATTAAAGCTGGTAATGGAGAATCCTTATTCAGAAGAGCATTTTTTAAGACGATATTGGTGCTATTCCCCAGCGGTAATTGACAGAGACAGGAGAGATAGCGGAGATTACTTTAAAAAGCCTACACAGTATTGGTTTTTGAATTGTGAGCCACAGAACAATCTTATTTTTGAGCCAATTAGTTATAACGCTATCGAATGTAAGGACGCTATAAAAACAATGACAAAAGAGCATTGTGTAAAAGTAGGGACAGACAATGTTAAAACAGCAAGGTCAATGATACACCCGCAGTACGCAGATAGATTTATCAGACAGTATATTCTTGATGAAGAAATATGGAGAGGCAAACAATGAAACACTACAAACCAATTAAGTGTGTAGTCTGTAGCAAGATATTTACACCGACCGCAGCTAACCAAAATACGTGTTGTGAAGCACACAGACAGCAGAGAGCTACGGAATTAAGAAAAATCAGAGAAAAGAAAAGGCTTAAAAGAAAGCCTGTTAAGAAAAACAAACTTGCGGAAATCTGCGAGCTTGCTAAGAGCAAGGGCATGAGCTACGGACAATATATGGCAGAGCAATATAAAAAGGAAGTGATGATAAGATGAATAGCAGAACTATAAGTGATATAGAACCGATTGAAAGACAGTGTGTATACGAGGACAACAAAATGTGTAACAGCTCATGCCGATACTCAAATACTTGTATACACAGTGCAAGCAAAACCGAAGAATAGGAGATAGGCTTATGAAGTTTTCAAAACTTACTAAGCCGGAACTTGAAGAGATTACGAAAAATGCCAATTTCACCGATGAGGAAGCGGAAGTTTTTGAGTTACTAGTTGCTGACAAAAGCCTTGAAGAGGTATCACAGAGACTATTAATTTCAAAAACGACCACTTCCCGGAGAGTGGCAACCATTAAGGAAAAGATAGAAAGGAGTCAGGCGATGATTAACAAAGTACCAATATGGGAAAAAGTAACGCTGACGATTGATGAGGCTGCGGAATACAGTAACATCGGAGTGAACAAGCTCCGAGAAATAACAAACAACCCAAGGTGCCAATTTGTTATGTATGTCGGAAAGAGACGATTAATCAAGCGAAAAGAGTTTGAAAAGTATATCGCAGAGACGATAGAGATATAATCAAATGTGGACTTATGTAGCCTTATGTGATATTATAATAAATTGCATAAGGCTTTTTCCATAAGTGAAAGGAGCGAAAATTTAATATGGGAAAGGACTTGAAAGGTAAAGAACTAGGCAGAGGTATTAGTCAGAGAAAAGACAAGTACTATGTCGGCAGATACACAACGAGGAATGGAAAGCGAGTGCAGAAATTATTTGCAAAACTGCAAGAGTGTAAAAAGTGGCTTGCTGATGAGCAGTACACTGATGAGCACAGCAACCCCGACTTTCCGTCTGACATGTTGGTTGATACATGGTTTGACTACTGGATAAGCGTTAAGAAGCGCACAGTAAGACCAAACACGTTAAGGAACTACACCGAGAGATACAAACGCAACATAAAGCCTGTTATTGGAAATAAGATACTGCGAGAGGTTAATACGCTCCACTGTCAAAAGATAATGACTAATATGGCTGACGAGGATTACAGAACGGCAACGATATATCAGACACGCATAGCACTATACAACATGCTTGACTATGCATATCAAAGCGAGATTATTCCCAAAAATCCGTGCAACCGCATGGTGAAATCCGACATTGGCAAGGAATCCTCAAAGAAAGAAGCATTGACGATTGAAAATCAGAAAAAATTCTGTGAAGCTATCAAAGGCACATCATATGAGTATCAATACAGATTTGCCTTGCAGACCGGACTAAGGACAGGTGAGCTTGTAGGGCTTAAATGGGAAGATGTAGACTTTAAAGCCAAAACAATCAAAATCGTCAGGAGCTTAGAGTACAGACATTCAACAGGTGAATGGCGAGAGGGACCGCCTAAGAGTAAATCGGGATATAGGACAATTCCACTCACTGATGAAGCCGTATCGCTATTGAAATTGCAGAAAGCCAAAAATGCTTCATTCAAATTTATTGACATCCAATGGAGAGACAGAGTGTTTTTGTGTAAGACCGGAGCACCGGTGAAAAACAGCACATATGATACCGGAATTTACAAAGCGTGTGACAGGGCACAGATACCGAGATTTTCAATGCACGTATTAAGACATACATTCGCAACAAGGTGTATTGAAGCCGGCATGACACCCAAAACCTTGCAGACGATACTAGGGCACTCGAACATAGGTATCACGATGAACCTTTACGTTCACACGACAGACGAGCAAAAGAACTTAGAAATGGACAGAGTAGCAGAAGCACTCAAAGTAATATAAAATAATCAAAAATATAGTATAACCGATTAAATTGGTACAGAATTGGTACATAAATCAAAAATAGAAAGGCAAGAATCCCTTAAACAATGGATTTTTGAATAGGTAAAATCAAAAATGAAATTAGGAATCGTTGCTACGAGGGGTATTTAACATAGTTCATTATATCCTCATAAACCGCAACATACCTCAATTTTACGATGTTTCACATGAAATCTTAATTTTATATAATTCGTTATATATTCACATAAATAAACAAAAAATGGTACACTATTGGTACATGAATGGTACATGGAAAAAACCTTATGCATGACAATAATTAGAGAAGAACATGGAAATGCTCTTCTCTTTTTTTATGCCACAATTTAGGCATAAGGAGATGATGTTGTGTTTGACGATGATGTGAGAGAAAAAATATTTGCTAAAAGTGAGTTACAGAAAATCGACCTAATGACATTATCCCTTGTCATTAAAGCGATAGAGGAAGTTTTGGAGGAAAATAAAGATGAACATGCCGTATCAGCAACCAATGATGAATTATACACCTAATTACGGAGCATATCAGTACAACCCAATGGCAAGCTATCAGAGATACCAACAGCTGGAGCCGACACAAGGCATAAGTGGCAGAGTAGTACAGGCAGTTGAGACTATTAATCCCAACGAGGTGCCGATGGATGGCAGTGTAGCGTTTTTTCCAAAACAGGATTTAACAGAGATATATGCCAAGAGCTGGAATACTGACGGAACAATACGCACATTGACTTTTAAGCCGGTTTTAAACGATAAGACGGACATTTTATCGAGTGACACGGAAAAGCTTGAATTTGACCTATCAGAGAAAGCCACGGAGGGCATTATGGCAAAGCTCAACGAACTATCAGAGAAAATCGAGCAATTATCTTTAGGGGCACAAAGAAAAGCTCCACGAACACAAAACAAGGAGAGTGAAAAAGCATGAATGTAATGGGAATAATGCAACAGATAATGAGCAATAATCGCGTAATGAAAAATCCAATGATTCAGAATGCAATGAGCATGGCTCAAAGCGGAAACAGCAAGGGAATTGAGCAAATGGCAAGAAACCTGTGCAAGGAAAAAGGCATTAATCCTGATGATGTAATGAAGCAGATTAGAGGCAATTTTGGGATATAGCATATGAGAGAACGTGCGCACGGCTCTTTATGAAATAAATTTTGGAGGTAAAACAGATGTTCAACACAGGAAATTGTCCAAGCGTACCTATTGTGGCAAATTTGGACGGAAACAACAACGGAAATAACTGGAATGACGGCTCATGGCTTTGGTTTCTTATCGTAGTATTTGCGATATTTGGGGGCTGGGGTAACGGCTTTGGTGGTTTCGGTGGCACTAATGGTGGCGTCGGCAGTGAAATTCAGAGAGGATTTGACAATCAGGCAGTTATCAGCAAGTTAGACGGCATTTCCAACGGACTTTGTGACGGCTTTTATGCCATGAACAACAGTATGCTCACAGGCTTTAATGGTATTAACACAAATATCATGCAGACAGGCTATGGCATACAACAGGCGGTAAACGCTGATACAGTTGCTAATATGCAGAATACCAACGCTTTACAGTCACAGCTTGCTAACTGCTGCTGCGAGACAAGAGAAGCCATCCAGGACATAAACTACAACATGGCAACTAACACTTGTGCTTTACAAAACACCATGAATAGCAACACAAGAGACATCATTGATAGCCAGCAGGCAGGAACGAGGGCTATTCTTGATTATCTCTGCAATGAAAAAATCTCTAGCTTACAGGCAGAAAATAACGACCTTCGCAGAGCAGCTTCACAGGATAGACAGAGTGCATTACTTACAACTCAGATGGCAGCTCAGACACAGCAGATTATCAACGCTGTAAATCCGGCACCAATCCCGGCATACACAGTACCTAACCCAAATGCTTATGCATATGGATGCGGATGCAATACAGGTTGCGGATGCTAAAACTGAATAATTGAGTATCTTAATTGAGTTAACTCGATTATGTCTGCTAAGCAGTATTACTTGATGTTACCGACACAAATGTCGGGAAGATAAAGGGCAGACTATAAGGTTTGCCCTTATTTTGTGAAAGAGAGGTAAAGATAATGGAAATAACAGGAATTGCATTACAAGCAGTTGCCGCCGGAGAAGATGTGGCATTTACAGAAACGCCAGTATGCGGAACTAAATGTATAGTCCACAGACAGGGAAGCGGAATTATCAAGTTAAGAGGTATTACTAATCAGTGCAAAGCACGATTCTTAGTATCGTATTCCGGCAACATTCAGATACCTACAGGCGGTACAGTTGAAGCTATTTCACTTGCCATTGCAGTAGACGGAGAGTCTTTACAGTCAACGCGAATGATTGTAACTCCGGCAGCAGTCGAAAATTTATTTAACGTTTCGGCTCAGGCATACGTGGATGTGCCTTGTGGCTGTTGCAGTACTGTAGCGGTGCAGAATACATCGGCACAGGCTATTGAAGTGCAGAATAGTAACTTAATTGCAGTAAGGGAGGCTTGATGATATGCATAAATGGGCTAAACAGATAATGGAATGCGTCAAGGCTAAAGTTGACGGAATTGGAATTGACAATTTTGAGGGACAAAATCTTGACGATTTAAAGGATTTTACCGAGATTGTTAAGAACATCGTAGAATTTGACAAGGAATATCTGATTGTTGAAGCTATGGAAAATTCAAAAGACGATTACAGGAGATACACCGAGCCACTATATCACCTGCCGGTAAACTACAACGACATGGAGTATATGCGTGACATGGATAAGAGCCAAGGTAAGATGTACTACTCTGAACCGATTGCACCACATGTGAGTGAAAGCAATTATGACAGAGCAAAGAGACATTATACCGAGACAAAAGAAATGCACAAAGGAGCTTCAACAGAGGACAAAGAGCATAAAATGAAAGCCCTTGACATGTATATTCGTGAATTGAGCGGAGATATATCGGAGCTTTTAAACGACATGACACCCGATGAACGCAACCTTTTGCGCACCAAAATGAGCAATCTTGCATCAAAACTGTAATTATTAAGGCTATGGGTAACAATGCTCATAGCCATTTTTAGAGGGTATAAGCATGGATATAAGAGTTAATGATATATTGTGGCACATACAATTTAAAAAGCCTATATCAAGCGAATTAAGGCGATCAGACGGCACTATAAGTTTAGGAGTGACCGATAACACAACCAAGACAATAACGATAGCTGATAATGTGTCTGATTACATGGCCGACAAGATACTATGTCACGAGCTGGTGCATGTGTACTCATTCTCATACGGCTGTGACATTGACATAGAAACAGAAGAAATAATCGCAGACTTTATGAGCTTGTACGGACGGAATATTGTATACACGGCTGACAGAATATTTGATTTATTAGGGTGGAAATATGGATAAGATAGACAGACTATTAGAATACATACACCGGACTAATCCAGAAATGACACGGCAGAAATTGATTGAGAAACTAGGGGAGAGCGACTACAGTGCCAAGAGCATTTATTTTTTGGCGATTCAAAATTCAAAAAAATCCTAAAATATTTTGATACCCCCCTACCTTTGACTTTTTTGATTTCAAAAATCCGTTCGCAAAATTTTACAAAAACTTGTCGAGAACTTGCAAAGAACTCGCACCACACTTTAATTGAGTAAAGTTTTCTGAAAATTCAAACATTTTCCATGAGTTGGTGCGCCTGACTCGTTAGATATTGCACCCGGAACAACTTGCCACGGCTTGACGGCTTGCAATGCTATAATTATATTTTTGGGCATTGTAAACGGCTCGTTTTGTGGCTTATTTTAACACGCTTGATAAAATCCACGCTAACACGTTTAAAAGCCCTTAAAACGTCAAATACACGGCTTAAATGTATATATCATAAAATCATAGAATATTTTTGCTTATTTGTCAATGTACATATGCCCGGACGCATAGCCGGACAACTTGCGACAGCTCCAACGGCTGCACGCTTGATTTTGGACACAACAAAAAGGGATATAAAATATCCATATTGGTAACGTGTGATATATTTTCCGGCTACGTAGTCACAAAATAATGTGACCGGGTGAACGTGTGCGCGCTTTTCAACAACTCGCAACCATTCACCGCCCCTTTGAACTGTGATTTTTAGTTTGTGTGACTCCATCCATTCTATACAATCATACTTGATATAGCTAAAATCGCTTATTTTTGGCATTTCATAGCCTAGCGCCTTGACGCGCTTAAATATTTCCTTTTCCCCAAGTATTCATAATTAGACATAATACACCCCCCTATCTATAACAAGCCTTAATTATTGGGCTTATATAGTTTTTGTGGTTTAGGTAGTTATCAAAAGCCGTCCGGCGGTATTCCTTGCCACTAATAAGCGTGGTAATATCGTTACACGTTCCCGACTCTGCGACAGTTCTAAAAATATTTGTTATCGCTTTGCGTGTGGCGCGCTCGCTTGCTTGATATTCCGGCGCGCTTTGATATTTGCCGTTGTAGCGTGCTCTTATTTCACGTTCTACAGCGCCAAGCGTGGTTAGTTCGTTATCGTTCATCCATCAACCCCCTTTTCTATTCGTGCATGGTTTATAAGTTACTTTTTTGACTCTTTCGCGGTCATGCGTGCGTTAATCTGTTGTTATAGGTGCAATAACGCAAATCCCCTATATATGTATGCAAAATGTTTATAGTGTGCTGCATATCTTACACACTTTAGCATGTCTAACGCTCGTTGCTCTGCGCTTGCTATTCCCCACGTTTATTAATCGCTCCACTTGTCGCAAGTTCAAATACCACACCGATACGGCTTTACATTATCCGCGAATGCCTGTATATATGCACTTATGACCACAAAAGCCGGTAGCCCTCAAACGCTCAAAACGTTAATATATGCACTTATAACCGCTTTTAATTGGTAGCCCTCAACAGATTAATATAAAGCCTGAAAAGCCTTATATATAAAGCTAATAGCCGGAATCGAACCGGCTAGAATACACCTTGTTAATTTGTATCGCTATTAGCTTGCGAATTATTCCAATATCATCCCTTATTGTTCAATGATTTCAAAGCATTTTTGTATCTCTTCTAAGCTGTGACAGCATTCCCCACCGGGATAACGATATATAGCCATATAATCACCACCACCTAGAGGCTGCATATCTTTCAAATATGCTCTATATCCTCCATTACCTTTTATAATTTTGGGATATCCGTCTTTTATCATTTTCTCAATTCTTGTCATTTTCTTATTTCTCCTAATTAAATAAAAATTAAGTCGATAGTATCAGTTGAGTTATGCGACTTTTTGTTGAAATATGTAACTTACTAATTGCAATTTAATAAAAAAATAAAAACAAACCACCATACCCAATTACAAGGCATGATGCAAAAAGCCCGAAAGCCTTTAAAAGTTCTTTTAAATCGTCCATAGTTTGCCCCCTAACAATAACAAAAATCACCTTGTAACCCGGTTGTAATAATCATTTTCCCATCCTTACGGCGGTAAACTACACCACAACCGCCATCACTTAAAGACCATACAAGCCAGCCAGCCGGAGTTATTTTTTCATGCTTCTTATAATCATAAAAAGCATAATGCGGTTTTATTCCGCTTTTTTCCTGTTCAAGCGCATTGTTTATAATTTCATCGTCCGTTAATAACAACGCTTTTCCGTTTTTCTGTCGTCCGCAATATCTCATTTTTACGCCCTTTCTGGTCTGCCATCATCAGCACCGGGAGACCGTCCCGCGGTGGACGCTCCACGTTGGAGCGTTTCGGCTTAAAAATAAATATAAAAGCTTTTCCCACTGTTATTCCATTCACTATCTAATGCGGTAACTTTTGAAAGTCTACCAATGCATCCGTAAACTCCGGCGGCATAGTATTTAGAGTCGACTTGGCAACCTTTAGCATCGGGAAACTCTTTTTTAATTTCCTGTATAATCTCATTGACTTTGTGACAGCAAACACCACTTTTTTCGTCGAACGGCTCCAGCCGTGAGATATAGTTCTCTGCGTTTTCAAAAGTATAGATGTTACAATTTAACTTGATGCCGTTAACCATTTCGCCCATTCTGCAAATTTCCTTGTGTGATAATTTTTTCATTTTCTTTCCCCTTTTGACTGTGATATAATACAGTCACCTTTCAATTATTTTTTGTTTGGTGCTCATCGTGTAACTTTGACCGGCTGCGCGATGAGCTTTTTTATTTTGTTCCTTGCCTTTCGGCTTGACTATACATTATCATATTATATTAGTAATGTCAATACATAATTGCAAAAATATTGCAAAAATATTTATACTACTAATTAGAATAATATTTATATTCATAATTTCAAAATTATATATAATAAGTAATAAAACAATAATTGCAATAATACATGTAATTAATATTGACATAGTAATTTAATTGTTATATATTTATGTATAGCAATATTATTTATAGTATTATTGTTAATGATTATTGATATTATTAATTTATATAATGAGGTGTAAAAAATGGATGAAAAGAAAATGATTGAAAACTATAAAAGCAGAGTAAAGAGACAGAATGAAAAAGCAAAAGAGAACTATGACAGAATAAGCGTCATGCTGCCAAAGGGCACAAAAGACCGAATACAGGCGCAAGGGCTCACAATTAATGGATTTGTAAACCAATTAGTATTGGATAAGCTGGACGAGCTGGAAAAGAATAACAACGAGTGCCCATTCTAAAATAATTGCAATTATGTATTGCATTTTTGTATTTAATATGTTAATATAATGTCGTAGCAATTAAATAGTTTAACAAATGAGGTGGGAAAAAGTGAAAAGCTATGATTATATTGTTATCTCCGGCAACAATGAAGAGATTTACAACACCAAAAAAGAAGTAAACAAAAGAGTTAAGGAGCTAACAAGCCAAGGAAAAACCGGCTACTTTGCAAAGTGGGACTTAATCAACGATGAAATTCTAGAAGGTAGTCAAGTAGATTTTTAAAATTGGAGGTATAAAGAGTATGAGAAATTTTTTGATAACTAAGAAAACATATAAATGTGGCAAGCTGGTTGGATTTGAAATCCTTGGAATGGTTCAGCGTGATTGTTCCCCGGCATTCGATAAAGAGACCGCAAAAAAGCTATTCGGCTGTGAGTATGTGGATGTTATGGAAATCCCTGAAAAATGTCACATCAAAGTATTATAAGGGGGTGTAACTATGAGAGAATTTAAAATATATGGAGAAATTGGAAGCAATCCCGATACTCCAAAATTTAGGGCTTTTGTGAAAAATATTGAAACAGAAATAAACGAGAATGAAGAAATAGTTAACCGCTCGAAAAAATGTAATATTGAGTTTTCGGATAAGTTCAAAGAGATTTTGAATAATCCGGAAAATTTGTTATATACCGGTAGCATGGTCTCAGGCTTGCAATTCACGACTCCACGCTATAGCTATATCAAGCATTTAGAGTTTGACGGCAAGGAATACGAAGCAGAAATTGACGAGTTAGAACGCAAGTTCTGCTTGTTCGAGATTGAGGATTAAAAAGGGGGTGGAAAAATGAGAATAACACAAGAAAAAATGGACGCTATAGCCGTTCTAATGGATGATGAGACACGAGAAAAGGTTCACCACGAATTGGCACCATGCGAGCCGATAGAGTTTTTAAAACGCTATTGTGAATTAGAGCCAAGCTTTGAGGCAGTGCTAAAAGACGAATTTAGCATTGAAATTTAAAAATTAAATATTGTTTTTGTATAAATGATATGTTATAATCAATCCTTGTCAGGACATTTGTGCTGACAAGAATGGGCAGATTCCCGAGTGGCCAAAGGGGACAGACTGTAAATCTGCTGCAACTTGCTTCGATGGTTCGAATCCATCTCTGCCCATTAAAAAACCTCAAGTCGTATGACTTGAGGTTTTTGTGTTATTCTGAAATTATCAT